ATTCAACGTTCATTTCTTTTCCTCTTTTTTCTTCTTACCGAAGATAGCTTCCCAGTTGTCGTTATACTTCTGTTGATCAGTCGGTCTTTGCTGACTGCCTTTTCCGCCGGTGCTCATATAAATCGCCCGTCCTTCATTATGCCTTGTGATCGACGAAATTCTGTGTGTCTTAAAATCAAGTCTTTGTTGTTGCGCATAAACATAATTAACCCCCAACCCATGCTGCCTTGTTTAAAAACATAGCCTTTTTTTGCTTTTTGTACACGTTCCCCTTGCTTGGCTGAAGCTAATTTTTCTAAAGCATAGGGATACCAGAGTTCAATCTCTTTTCTATTGTAAAGATATGAAAGATTAGCTTTTAAACAAACATGTTTGGGCATACAGTAATGCGGTGTTCTGCTTACTCTATCTAACGTTACCAAGCTAATGTTTAAGTCTTTGGCAATTGTTTTTCGAGATATCATTTTACTATCATCAGGGATGTTTACCATCTCTTGTGGTTTCTTAATCTCAGGTTTTACTTCCACTTTTATTTCCTTTACGGTTTTGGTAATTTGTTTACCGGCTTTTTTAGTTTCAGCTTTTTTCTTTTCGTGTTTTCTATGTGATTCAGCTATTTTTTCCTTATTGTTTTCTGCATATGCTTTATAGTAATCTGCTACTTTACTAGCGTTATCCATGTACCAAAGTGCTTGGTATTCTTTTTGTTTTTGTTTTAACACTACGTCTTGGGCTATGCGTTCAATCCTTCTTTGATTAGCGGCTTTTACTTTATCTGGGTTGGCTAGTGCATAGGCTTTTTTCCTTGCTTGAATAGCCTCTTTATTCTCAAGGTAATAGGCTTTGTTTTTAGCCAGTTTTTCTTCTCTTGTCATTGCCATTGTAAACTCTCCACAATAACGCTTATTAAAACAATAGCCATCCCTATTAAGCAAATAGCTAATACGATTTCATTTTCATCTCGTCGTTTAGGTGATCTCATTTTCCACATCTCATCCAAAGTTGTTCTGCCAGTCTATGTCGGCTTATTAATTTTTCTTTCTTTGCTGCTTTGTATTTCTTTTCTAATTGAATACATCGTTGTTCTATTGTCGGCTTTTTAGATGTCGGCTTTTTGGCATAGGCATTGCTAGTGATTATTGCCAGTACAATTATTGCGATGGTAGTTTTCATATCGGCCTCGTGTAGTTGTCGGCATTAAGCCAGCTCATCTAAGGGAATATCCTTTTTAATCAGAGCATAGATTGTTTGCCTAGTGACTTCAAAATGGTTGGCTATATCGATTTTTGATGTCCCGCCGTAATACATGGCTAAGGCCATGGCTTTTTGCTTTTTGCTTAGTGATTCAGGGCGACCGAATTTTGTTCCCTTCTTACGGGCAGCAGCCAATCCAGCATTTACCCGTTCAGTGATCAGGCCGCGTTCAAACTCGGCTAAACTGGCAAAGATATGGAATATCAATTTACCGGTGTTGGATGTGGTGTCGATACTTTCCGTTAAGGATTGAAAGCCGATGTCGGCATTCTCTAAATCTTTTACTACGACTAATAAATGTTGGAGGCTGCGTCCTAGCCTATCTAATTTCCAAACGGCCAGTGTATCCCCTTTTCTGAGCGATTTTAAACAGTTTTTAAGCTCTGGCCTATCGGTCTTGGCACCTGACATCTTTTCTTGATAGATAATTTCACATCCTGCGGCGCTAAGTGCATCTAATTGCAATTGTGTATCCTGATCATTGGTGCTGACTCGTGCGTATCCTACTTTCATTTGTGTATCCTCTTCGGTTGTCGGCTTAATTGTCTGTTAACAGTTCAAAAACTTCTTTCATTCCTTCATTACGGCGTAGTTTTCTTAATGCTTTAGCTTCTATTATCCGAACACTTTCACCTGTTATACCAAATTCTTTTGCGATTACATCCAGTGTTTTTGCTTCGCCATCAATACCATATCTAGCGTTAAGCACTTTTTGCTCTCGGTCAGTTAATGCTGATACCACATAGTCAAAAGCTTCTATAATCTCAGAATTACATAAAGCTTTCATAGGGTCACTTGATTTTTCTAAACGAGTTAATTCTTGATGTGAAAATTCATAATCGATTTTGTTAGTTACTAAAGCGGTTAACTGGTTTTCTGACCAAACCTCATAGGGCATGACACAAAAGTAATCACAGATTAACTGTGCGCCTTTTTTAAGGTTTCCGGTCTGTTTTTGAAGTGGTGAAGTGACCATATTTAAATAGTTATTTAAATATGGGTACCCTATACCTATCAATTTGGCTGTTTCTACCGGACCATGTCCTCCCTCCTCAATTAAACGCAACAAATTATTATTTCTAATTTTTAAAGTAACTCGGTAATCTTTTGTACTCATCTTAATATCCTCTTCGGTTGTCGGCATTAGTCCAGTGATAAACCACGGTCTTTTGCTTCGTCTATTAATTGCTGATCGTCGATATTGAAAAGCATTTCTTCTACGGTGAATAAAGCAAGGGCATCTATAGCGCCTTCTTCGATCAGCTGTTGGCAAATAGTTAACGGTTCAAGTTCATCCTGAATTGCAGTTAACATTTCCTGAGCGTCAAACATCTGCATGGGTTCTAACCCCATGTCTAAAGTTAATAAGGTAACTTCTTCTGAAGTTAACTCTGGGAATACATCCAAGATATTCATTCGGTTATTAATGAAATGGGTGATGTCGGATAAATCCAATTTAGTATCAAATTGAATCTGGAATATTCGGTTTAAAATTGAAGTATCTTTGGTACACATAGGTGTTTCCTTTTCGGTTGTCGGCCTTTAGTTGTCGGCATAGTTAAAATGTTGTAGCAAATGCTATCACGATTTTTTACGTTTTCAAACCCTTTTATTTGACTGGGTTGGGTTTTTTTTACTGGGTTGAAGTTTAACGTTTAGTACTGGGTACAATACTAAAGGGTAAGCTTACCGGTAAAGGTGCGCCGTCCTTGGCGCTGGGGTTAAGCTTTTAAATAATCGGCCATGGTGAGGATATAGTTTTTGCAGTCCAGTATTAAGTCCCATGTTAGATAAAATGCTATGTTGTTAACTTTAACATCGCCGGTTATTTCATAAAACAATATGTATATTTTAACGTTGTCGTCTTCAGGAAATGAGCTATTGATATCTTGTATTTGAGTATTTGCCGGTGTGCAATAAATATGGTCGCCTACTGATACCATGTAGTAGGTGATCATTTGACTGCTTTCTTCTCTATCAAAGTTTTCATAACGGATTATTTCATTATGTAATGCTCTAATGTATTCACTTTTTTGTGCGTGGTTCATGGTGTTGCCTCTTCGGTTTAGTGCGCCGTCCTTGGCGCTGGGGTTGTGGGGTTAATTGATAACGGTAAAATCTTTATAACCTAGTGCTTCGGTGATTGCTTCAAGTGCTTCTCTGGTCTGTCCTGATCCGTTTATTGATCGGTTTAATACTACGCCGGCGCTTTCTAATGCGTCGCCTAGTGCGGCGCTTATTTTGTCGTAACCATAGCCCCCTGCTGATCCGTGGCCGCTGGTGCTGTAACCATAGCAATTAATCCAAACTGAGCAATAGACTACGCTGGCGCTTGTAGCTCTGCCCATGTAAAAACGTGCATCGATAACGGTCATAAAATCGCCGTCAGGCGCTGTTTTTAGTTTAGCAATAGATAGGTAGCGGTCTACCGTTTCTTTATTGCCTCCAAGGTTTTTAGCGTTGTCCTTTTGGTCGTTATATGATGGGATAGTTGCAATTAATTTATCTTGTGCCATTAAATAGACTCCTTTTCGATGGCTGGTGTGGTTGCTGGTGTGGTTGCTGGTGTGGTTGCTGGTGTGGTTGTTAAATCTTCCAGGATCGGGTTAATTAATCCAAGTTGAGCCGTCAAGCGTTGTACTGCTTGCTCTTTTGTTTCTCGCTTTAGGGTTAAGGGTTCGGCTCCTGTCCGTCCGTCTTCGTGCCATGATCGGGTTAATTAATCCCAGTTGAGCCGTCAAGCGTTGTACTGCTTGCTCTTTTGTTTCTTGCTTCAGGTTTAGGGGTTCGCCTCCGTTCCGTCCGTCTTCGTGCCTAAAATACAAAACGTTATTTTTAACATAGTAACAAAAATAGGGGCGCTCTGATGTTGTGGCCATGGTCTGTCCTCTTCGGTTGGTTAATTAAGTTTAGCGGTTAGCACTAAAGTTTAATGCTAGCTGATAAGCTTGCGCCGTCCTTGGCGCTGGGGTTGTGGGTTTATCCGCCGTTCTTAACGAATATTGATATCGCTCTCTTGGCGGCTTTCATGGTCTTGTACGGTTTAGTTCCGTAACCATGGCAAAAAGATACTCTTACGGCTGGATGGTTAAAATATCCGTGGATGTAACAGCCTTTATAATAATCTGTAAACATAATTTTCTCTTGGTTGTGGTTTAGTAATGGCTACCGTATTCGATAGCATACAGGGGGCGGCGGTTTGATTTGTCAACAATCACAATATTATACTGGTCATCTTCTATTGCGCATTTTCCGGCGCTGGATTGGTTTAACAGTCCAGCATCCCTAAAGTATTTTAATAATTTTCTGGGGCTCCATGTAAGCGCCTCTTCTGATATCTCGCCGGCGTTGTACCATTGGTTCCAGTTCCAGCTTTTGGGCTCTGTATCTGCCCATGCGTCAATGCTTAAGATTTTAAGGGTTGTTGGTTCTGTTGGTTCTGGTGCGTTTTGTTCGTTGTTCATGGTTCCGCCTTAATCGTCAAGTAATGAATCAGGGAATACTTTTATTTTCTTGCCCTTGTAGCTAATACAAACTAGGCCAAAATTACCAAAACTTTCGTAAAATATAGCGGTTCTGGTGATCAGTTCGCCGCTCTTTGTTTCTAGTGTTACTTTTTCTTTTTTGCCGTTGGTATAGACTACCCATCGGCTACCGGTGTTGTTTAAATAATAGCATCCGTTTAACATGGTTTTTCCTCTTCGGTTGTGGCCGTCCATGGCCGTGGTTGTGGGCTTTAGTAGCTGATAGCGTTCCAATAATTATCTTCTAACTTTTCGATGTCTTCAAAAGCTTTTGCGCGTTGGTGCATTATGTCGTTGAGGGTGTTTTTGATCGCTTTGCATATCGGTTCCGCGTAGCCCTCCGGATGTGCTTTTAACTCTGCAATCAGGGGCAAGGCTTCGCGGTTTAGTTCGTGGATCATTTCGCGGTGCGTCCTGATGTCTTCCTCTGCTCTATATTTTGCGTCCTCTTCTCTGCCCTCTTCGGCTATGCGTTCGGCGTAACGGTTGGCGGCGTGTGCGGCTTGGTTCATACAGTCGTAAACATCGGCGTAAACTGTCGCGCCGTCCCAATCATTAGAATAGACCGCCGGCATAAATTGAATATGGGCGCCGGCGTTGTCGCGGTCGTCGTCGTTTAATGCTTTGGGGTTGCGGATAAAAACAACTGCGGGGATTACTAAATCATTTTGTAAATTGTCCGCATACCATGATGATATATTACGGGCGCCGGTTTTGTCCGCGTCAATCCATTTTTTACAGGGGAAACTGTCCAAGGAATCGATAAAATATTTTTGTTTATCGGTTGAGCGCGTCAAGTATGGCCGGCTTAATACTTCCGGTTTTGGGTACCGGTGGCTTTGCCATTTTGTGCGGTAAGTAATACCGTTTTCAATATATAGCGCGTTTGATTGTTCGGCCTTTGCTTTGTAAGCTTTCAGGCGGCGGCTTGCTGGTGTGTTTAGTTGTGCTTTCATGGTCTGCCCTCTGTTTTGGTTTATGGTTTGGTTTGTATTGGTTTTCTTACGTGTTCGGGGTTCGGTTCTAATCTATAAATTATCCGATAGGTTCCACGTTCGTTGTCGCGGTAATCTTTCAGGTTGTCGCGTACTTCGCGGCTGTTTTCGCTTGCGGTTAGGTCTTCCCATCCGTCACAGTAAAACCCTTGTAAAATGTAAAGATACAAAAATTTATTAATGCGTGGCGCTTTGGTTGTAGGCTTTGCGGTTGCTGGTGCGGTTGCGGTTGCTGGTGTCATGGTCTGCCCTCTGGTTTAGGTTGTGGCCGTCCGTGGCCGTGGTTTTAATTTATTAAGTATGTGCAGTCGTTGCGGTGTTCGCGGTCTTCTTCGTCCATCTCTACAACTTTATAATCTTTTAACAGTAAAAAAATGGTTTTGTAATGGTCTTCTAGTTTTTCACCTAAAAGACAATTCTTTAAAATGTTAACGGTGGCGGCGTGGCGCTGTGCGTTCTCTACACTGTCAAATTGCGCGCCGTCTTCGGTGCTGTAAATGGTTTTACATTTTATTATCATGGTTGCGGCCTTGGTTCTGGATCGGTTAAGGGTGGGCGCGTTCTACTTTTTGGTAGGTGTCCGACGTTGTTACCAGTTCGGAAACCGTGTAAATTCGTCCCTGATCCAAAATAAAAAGGCCGCTCTTCGTGTGCTCAAGCTTCACAAGATCGGCGGGTTTTGGCATGTTGGCGGCGATAAAATACCCGGCGCTAAAAAATGCAAGGGCGGCGGCGATGTTAATAAGTGCGTTTTTCATAGTGTAGCCTCTTCGGTTGGTTGGTTGGTTAAAGTTTAACGTTTAGCACTGGATAGAATGCTAAAGGGTAAACTGTGCGCCGTCCTTGGCGCGTTTATTACTTGGGGCGGTGTTCGGTGTATCTTTTTTCTTTTGCGGCTGTGGCGGCTCTTTTTAGGGGGCAATTGGCCAGGCTTTTAAGGTGTGCGCCTATTGTGTGCCATGTGATGAAATCATACTGGTCAATATAGCCAGTGATACCGGATAATATAAAGCTTTTTCCTTTCATTGGCCGGCGGCCTTTCTTAAGCTTGGCGCAGTCAGGGCGGCGGCGTTTAACAGGTCTTCGAGTTCTCGCGCTTCGGCGTAGGGTTGGCCGGCTCTGTATAAACTTGATTCATAATTAAGGGCTCTGTATTCTGAATTTGTAAAAGATTTTAAGCTCATGTGCGCCGGTTTGCGCTCGTTTAATATTCCAGATATGCCGCGGTCAAGGTCTAAAAATGCGATTTTGTGATCAATTAAAAGTGTCGCCGCTATGCGTTGCCCGTGGGCGCTGTATAGGTTGCCCGTGTTCCATGTTTCAATAAGGGGCGGCGCTGGTGGTGCGGCTGGTGGTTCAATCTCTAAAAGTTCGGCCATGCTTAAAGACATTAAATCGTTATAGGTTTCGGCCAAAAATTGAAATCTCAAATCTGCTAATGATTGGCCGGCGGTGAATGCTTGCGCTTTTTCCATTGCTAACTTTTCGCGCTCTGTGCGGTCGTTTAACATGCCATCAATACCATTTTTTAATACGTCGGCGGCGCTGGGTGTTGCGCGTTCGTTTAGGGTTTTTCTGGCTTGCGCTTCGTGTGCTATTTCTTGGGCTTCTAAAAATAAGGTGTTTAATTTGTTCATTGTGTAGCCTCTTCGGTTCGTGGTTTAGGTTGTGGCCGTCCTTGGCCGTGGTTGCTGGATCGGTTAGCAGTCGAAAGGCTCCGTTATTGGTTCCGGTTTAACGTTTTTTAACATTTCATTTAATGCGTTATTTTCGCGCTCTTTCCATTCTGGCATGCTTGGCGCTGGTGCGCTTGGGAATAGTTCATCAAGGGCGGCGTGTGTATCTGGTTCTCTCATTGTGTAGCCTCTGCGGTTGGTGGTTTAGGTTGTGGCCGTCCTTGGCCGTGGTTGGTTCTGGTTCTGGTTGCTGATTTAGTAGCCTTTTATACTTTCGGCGGCTCTGGTGGCGGCTTCAAAGTCGGCGCCAAACTCTTCCATAAATACGCCGCGGATCGCTTGCACTGTGTAGCCGTGGCGCTTTGTTTCTTCCTTACACCAACTAATGTTCCCATTTAGCCAACTTTCGCAAAGTTGGTTAATTGGGCTTTCTTGTTCTTGTTCTTCTTCGGCTTCCCATTCGCCGGCGTCTTCTTCCTCTTCGTCGTCGTTTTGTTGGTAGTCATAGACTGCTCGCGCCACTTCCTCTAGGGCAAACCAGGATAAGCCATTTTTAACGGTCGTGCTTTCTTCCGCTTCTGGATCAATCAAAGCATTAAATATTTCTTGATCAGTCAGGCCGGCAAAACAATTAAAGGCGGCCATCATTTCAAATGAGCTTTTGTATCCGCAATCGGTGGCCATCTCGGCGGCCATTTTTAAGATCGGCTCGCGGTTGGCGTCAAAAAATGTAATGGTGTCGCTATAGTATGAAAAGCCAGGAAAACCACCGGCGGCGCCGTGGTCGCTTATGTTCGCGGCGCTTTCTTGAAAATAAAGCCAGTCGCCGCCAAACTGGGCAACGGTTGAGCGGATCAGCTCGGCGGGGATGTGCGGCGCTCTAGCGATAAGGTTTCTAATACTTAAAGTTTTGATGCTTTCGGTTGTGTTCATGGTTGCGGCCTCTTCGGTGGTTGTTGTTGGTTGGGTTGGAAATCTTGCGGCTAAATATTCGGCAAGCTCTGAGCCGTCAATTTTGCTTGTATTGCTGGGGTTCATTGTTTCGTTTGATGTGGCCATGGTCGTTCCTCTTCGGTTGGGTGATGCCGTCGCCGGTCAGGCGGGGCGGGGTAAAACTAAAACATTAACTTAAAACTAGATTAAATTATAACGTCAATTAATTATGTGTGTATATAGTTTTTTTAACGTTTATTTGTTATTTATGCCTTTATGTAAGAAAAGCTATATAAATCAATAGGTTAGGTTATAACTCGGCGCTTCTCGGCGCTCTTACCAAATCAAAATAAATTAGTTTTTTACGTTTTGGCCGGCAGTCGTTGCGGTGTTTTTATGGTGTTTTTGAGCTGTTTTTTGGCATGGTTAATGCTAAGGGATCAGGGGCGGTGGGATCGCTTCGGGATCGGTTCGGGATCGGTTCGGCTTCTGTAGCATTTGACAGCGGCGGCGGTGGTCTTGTATCTTTGAAGCGGTCGCCGGTCGCCGGTCGCCGGTTGCGGTTCAGGGGTTCGGGTTCGGTCTGGATGCCTTGGGCGGGTTGCGGGTGGTTTTTTGATATGTTATAACATAACAACAATGTTATATTATAACATCTAAAAATTAGATATTCTTTTTAGGTATTATCTAATTTTTAGTTATTTGTTACGGTGGGCGGGTTGCTTAAGTCTTTTGTTTATGCGGCTTTGGTCGTGGGTTTTGGTGTTTTGTTAATCTCTACCGGCTCTAGTGGCTCTGGTTGCTATTGGCTAAAGGCTAAAGGCTGATATGTTATATTATAACATGTCCTTGCAGGTATTTCGGCAATGTTCGCGTACGAATTGATTTTTTTATGGTGGGGTCTTTGTATGCCTAATTCTATTTCGTGGCGTAGTGAGCATTTTTCGGGGCAAAAAACATACATTGTGAGGGCTTCGTCTGAGTTGGATTTGTTGCGCGTGGCTCGTCGAATAGATAGCGCCGGTTTTGCGTCGTGCAGGATTAAGACAAAAGCGGTGGCGGGGGTCTGGTCGGCGGCTTGGTCGTTCTTCTGGTCGCCGGCGGCTGTTTCGGTTTTCATGGCGGCGTATACCGGCGGCGCTCTGGTCGCGGTGCCATTTAATAACGTTTTAAATCACCGGCGGCGGGGATATTATGCGGGGGTTGTTTAACGTTGCATTGTTTACCTAGTTTTTTAACGTTTTTGGGGCGTTATATTGCCCAAACTGGCATAAAATAAGGGTGTTAATAATATAAATGTTTATTTAACGTCGATTTGCAGGGCTTCGGCGGCTTGTTGTCGTTGCTCTGTAGGGGTGCAAAAAATGCTGGATCGCTGCGCTCCTGTAGGTTCTCGCTTCGCTCGGCTTTATTTTGATAAAGTCAAAAACTATAATGAGTGGCTACGCCACGCCATTTTGATAAGGTCAAAAGAAAGCTACCATTCCCAGGGGGGTATACCCCTCTTTCGGCTACCGGCTCCACGCAACCACCCCATGCCTTGCATATATACATTTCTGTCAAAAATTTAGAAAAAAAATTTTAGAAAAAAATTCTCTATTAGCTTTTAGCCGATAGCTAATCCCTCACCGCTTTTAGCCGATAGCTTTTAACTAACCCCATCCCCCAATCCCATTCAAAGCTTAAATCCAACAGCTAAAACCATGCCGCATTCTTACCAAGGGCTTTATTTCGCAACAGGTTCAGTAAAGTAAAAAAATAATAATTTATTCATTACAAATAAAGGCAGTCAGGTATCACTCCTTTTTTTATTACTCTACTACCCTATCTATATACTCTTTACTACTACTATCCTTTAATAATATAATAATATAATATATAGTAGTAATAGAATAATAAAAAGAGTAGTATAGTAAATAAGTAGAGGTTTGTTTAACGTGTACTTGTCAGCCGTCAGATTTGACTAGCTAGTCTAAGGTGGGCTAAAAACTTACAAAGTTACGGACATTACAGGCAACCCCTTATAGAATATACACTTTAAGAGCATTAATGCGTGATTGTAATTAACTACTTAAGTGCTATTTAAAAATACGTAAAAAACTAAAAAGCTGTAAGTGTTTGAATTATAAAACGATAAAGGGTAAAAATACCCTTTTGGTAAAATCCTGTAAAAAACAATGAGAATTAAGGAAATATTTAAAGGTATATAACATACCGCTTTGGTGTTTTTAAAAGTAGTAATAAAAAATATGTTACTTTTTAAAGAAAAAAAATAAAAAATAAAAATAAACTTGATTTTTAAATTTTAAAGACTATTATTAAACGAATATAGGTTAAAACTTACTTTTAACGTGCGGTTAATTTTTTAAACATAGTTAAGGACTGTAACATGATAGACGACCATTCGGAAGAAACCCCAAAAGAAAAAAATGCCAGGATGAGGCTAGAGCTAAAGCAGGATGAATTAGCCTATAAAAAAGAAAAGTTGAGGATAAAAGAAGAGCAGAGGTTAGAAGCGATAGCTAAAAAACAAAGAAAAAGAGATTTGGATGAGCACATTTTAAACTCTAGGATCAAACACAAAGAAGAAAAAAGTATCAATCGGGATATAAGAGCTTTAGAAATATCCGCCATAAAACAGGAAAGGGCGGATGAAAGAAAGATAAAAACACTAAGAAATAAACCCGGATACGTACCTTTTGCAGACCCAGCTACTGCATGGGTGCCTCCGTTGTATGAAGACATAGATGCTTATGGTGCTGCTAACCCAGAATGGAAAACTAAACTATATACGTCTGAAGAAATACTAAAACTTGTTTTTAAATCTAATGATACTGGGCAACAAATGAAAAGGCTTTTAACAGTAGCCATGCAAAAAGCTAATTTTGTAAGGGTGCAAACAACACGAGATTACACTCAAGGCTATTATTGGAAACACGAAACTAAATATAAATTGGATGAGCAGAATAAAGAAAACCTTTTAAAACGTAAACATTTCTTGGAAGATAAAGAGTATGTAAAAAAACACGGTACTAAAAACCCAGAAATTAAAAACAGAAAGAAAACAGAAATTGTTTTGCCAAAACCTGAAGCCTATCTTAAACAAAGAGAAGTCCAAACTCAAACCCAAGAACCAGCATATGAATTAAACTTTAAAGATATACCTGAACGGTTCAATATGTTTTTAAAGAATAGAACACCTGATCAGCTGAAGAATGGGTTTACTGTTGACGAAGCCGCTTTGGAATTAAAATGCCTACCGATGAACATTTCTGATTTGGCAAAACAAAACCCTAATCTTGAAAGGAAAGTAAAAACCATTGTCGGCTATTACTATGATATCCCCAAAGCTGAAACAAAGAAGAAGGACGCTCCACTATCTGCTTTGGAAGTATCAACCTATTCCGATTTGTACGACATTGAGGATTTAGTGTAATGAAAACAGAACCTATTGAGATATCCGGATTTGGAACAAAGTTAAAAACACCTGTACTTTCATATCAATTTCTTGATGAATGTTTTTATTATAAATCTGATTCCGGAGCGTTGATATGGAAAGTACGCCCAACAAGCCATTTTAAAGATTTACAAGAGTACAATAGTTTTAATGATATTAATTCAGAAAAAATGGCAGGGTGTATTAAAATGTTAGGGTGGTCTAAAGTACAAATACGCAAAACAAAATACCCTGTCCGTAGAATAATATGGGTATTGGTAACAGGAAAAGACAGATTAGACAGATTAGCTAGGGCTAAAAATAAAAATATTGAAAAAACAACAAAACAAAAACCTAATAAAAAACTTAAAGGTGTTTGCTTTCATAAACAATCTGGTAAATACGTAGCCTCTATAGTTATTGACGGAAACAGTATCTATATTGGTAGTTTCTATACCGAACAAGAAGCACATGATGCTTATTGCCAAAAAGCTTTAGAGCATTACGGAGAGTTTGCTAATTTTGGTTATCAAATAGAATAAACCTTTGACAAATTAATATAGCAAGTGCTATAAACTAATAGATAAACAAATACCGGAATACTCAAATGAAAGAAACCAGTGCTTACAATACGCCCGAAAAAAACACTAAAAAGAGTGATAACAAACCGTTATTGCCGCCTCCGGCTAAGAATGCTAACGGCTCTCCCGGTTTGTATAGGCCAAGAGGGATGGGAGCATCCAGTGGGTTCATGGGTAAGTACGCTTCGGCAAAAGCTCTGGAATACGCCGTCAACCTGTATTTTGATAAGAAGCTTGCAGATGAGAAGCCACTTACTATTGCGGGATTAGCATTGTCGTTAGGGTTTACTACAAAAGAAGCATTAAGACGGTATGAGGAGAAGGGAGAGGATTTTGCTGATGTTATTGATACTGCTAGAACACGAATTGAGGAGTGGAAGAACGAATTGCTAATAGAGGGAGGAAGAAATGTAAACGGCATCGTATTTGATCTAAAAAACCACCATGGTTACAGTGACCGCATCGAGCAGAAGACTGTGGTAGAAGCGGGAGACTCTTTAACCCAATTGCTATCCGCTTTGCAAGGCAGTGTACTACGGCCTGTTATCGCTTCGACAGCAGTACAGCTAGAAGATAATACCGATACGGAAGAAGCAGAGTATTACCCAAGCGATGACGATGTAAGTGATTTTTTACTTAATGAGTTTGAAGATAAAACCTTTTCCAACGACGATTATGATTTAGAGGATTTGGTTTAATCATGAATACATTACAAATACTAACGTTATTAATAAAACAGTTTGAAGGTTGTTCTTTAAAGGCTTATCTTTGTCCGGCGAAGGTGCTAACCATCGGTTGGGGCCAAACCCATGGGGTAAAAGAAGGAATGCTCTGGACACAAGAGCAAGCTGACGAAGCCCTACTCAAAGAAGCGACTGCTTGCATTGAACAGGCTTTAAAGGCCAGTCCAGTATTAACCGGTGAATCTTCTAAACGTCAAGCGGCCATAGCTGATTTTATTTACAATTGTGGAATAACCAAATACAACATCTCTACACTAAAGAAAAAAGTTGACGCAAAGGATTGGCCAAACGCAATCAATGAGATTAAGAAATGGAATAAAGGCGGTGGTAAAGTGCTGAAGGGTTTAGTTAAACGTAGAGCTAAAGAAGCGGAGCTGTTATTATGAAATCAAAAGCAAGCGCACATTTTTTAAACTTTTTAGATAATATGTTTGGAGAAAGTGTATCAACAGAACTACCGGATGCGGATTGTAAGAACTGTAAATTTAGAAATACACCTTACAAAGAATACCCAAACAACTATCACTGCTATATGTTTGAGGAAAGTCCAGGAGATAAATGTGGTCAATTTAAACACTATGGATAAAAGCATAAAACTTTTTAATATTTCTAACGATGTTAAACCACTTAAACACCCTAAGTGCAAAGGTGTTTATGATGAGTGGAATGGTGATTATGATTGTGAATACAATACCACTTTAATGTGTGAAGATTGTAAATATGGCGTTGGCCGTAAAAATCCAGAAGCTAAATGTAATCAGATAGGGTAGAAAATGCTCTCCACTATAAATAATAAAAATAACCATGGCTTATAAAAAACCAGTTGCTTTAACAACACCCATGCCGGGTTTTGATTTCACCGAAGCTGATTTAGCTAAGGGGTTAGCTGATCCACAATGGCGCTTAAGTAATATCTACTCCATCATCGATGCAAAGAAACAAAAGATTACTTTTAAACCCAATGATGCCCAGCAGATGTTGTTTAATGAGGTGCATACGCGGAACATTGTACTTAAAGCGCGAAAGCTAGGGTTCTCTACAGCTATTGCGATATTAGGTTTGGATACGGCGCTTTTCTCCCCTAATGAAACGGTGGTGTTCATCGCGCAAGATATGTCCAGTGCCGAAGCTATCTTTAGGGGACTAATTCGTTATGCGTATGATAACTTACCGGAGCCGTTGAAGAAAGCGCTACCCTTAGAAGGATTGCCGTCTAAGACAGCCTTGGCCTTTACCAATAAGTCGGTTATTGAAGTACGTACCTCATCTCGTGGTGGTACACCGACCTTTCTATGGGTATCTGAGTTTGGTAAGATTGCGGCTAAGGATAATGGTAAAGCGAAGGAAATTATCACAGGGTCTATTACCTCAGTAGCGGAAGACGGTTTGATTTTTATTGAGTCAACAGCAGAAGGAAACTCAGGGGCGTTTTTTGATTTAGTCGATACGGCTAGGAAGTACAAGGAAGCCGGTAAGCCCTTACTCAAGATATCGTTTAAGTTTTTCTTCTTTGCTTGGTGGCAAGAGAAACGTTATGTCGCTCCGCCAGAGTTAGTGACGTTGACTAAACGGGATGAGGAATACTTTGAAGAACTGGAAGCGGAGATTCAAGTTAAGTTAACGCCTGAACAGAAAGCATGGCGCGTTCAGTATTGCGCAATTACTTATTCCGGTGACGAAGAGATGTTCTGGCAGGAAATGCCGGCAACACCTGACGAGGCTTTTAAAGTATCACTTGAAGGTTCTTATTTTAGAGAACAGTTTAGGATGTTACGTAAAGAGAGAAGGATCGGATTGAATCCGGTTGATGAGATGTATCCGGTATCGGTGTTCTTTGATATCGGGGCTTCAGATGAAACTTCAGTTTGGGCAATACAAAAGAAGCCTACTCACTATTCGGTGATCAACTTTACCGAAGCCAGTGGGGAGACTTTTAAGTATTTTGTGGATGTTATTAACGGTTGGGGTTATATCGTTGATCAGTGCTTCCTACCGCATGATGCTAACCATATGCGACAAGGGCAAATGGTTAATACAACACCGGCGGACATGGTTCAACAACTAGCACCCTTTTGGCAAGTATGGGTCATCCCTAGAACGCCTGATAAACAGATGGCTATTCAACAAGCACGTAACGTATTAAGGCAATGCGTGTTTGATGAAGCTAATTGCCATATGGGATTAAAACATCTTGAAGCCTATCGAAAGAAATGGGACTCAAGAACAGGTACATGGTCTAAAGTTCCCCGCCATGGCCAAGAATCAAATGCAGCAGATGCTTTTCAACAATTTGCTCAAGCAGTTGCAACCGGTGCGTTTACAGCAGTAGGTCGCTCCAGCATGTACGGGTCTGACCCAATTATTGAACCAGAATTAGGATTTTAAAATGGCATTAACATTAGTACCGAAGAAACCAAAAACAACCAAAGCCAAAAACCTTAACCCCGATAACAATATTACCCTTGAAGAAGTGGCACATAATTTAGGGTATTCGGATGAGTGGATATTTAAAAATATTATTAATGCAATGGGGGCTATTGGCATGATATATGCTAACCATGCTGAAGAAGACGGCATTGCCTTTCTTATTAACACAGGACAAGAAGACTATAATGTGGAAATAATCGTGCATAAAGTTCCCTTAGATACAAAAAGTTCCCGTGGCCTAGATTCGTAAATTCTTGTCAAAAACAGCGGCATATGCTATTAATAGCGAACAATGAATAGGAGAATAAAATGACCGCTGTTCCTTTCCCACCTAAAAATAAAGTTACTCAACGAGTAATAGAATATGAAACTTTACTGCAACAAGCACGAGGAGGGCAAGAACCCCCTTATGCAAAATATGAGTTTGGTGGTGGTCGTAAACGATTTATGTCTAATCTAAACCCTTTCTCCCCTTATGAAAAACCAGTCTCTATTACCGATGGCGTAACAACCCATCTTCCTGATCCAGAACTGGTTTCTACTAACCCTTAGATAACCCATAAGCATAACCATAACAATAACCCATGATCGAAAACACACCCATTAAGAAAAGACATACCCCTAGAATAGACCCAGTTAGTGATACGGTTCCTCAAGACTGGAAAGGTGAAGAGGAAATGTTGGCCAAAGAAGCCTTGCGTATGCTGCACAAACATTACAAGAACTGGGCATGGGGCGTAGAGTTCTCGGCCTGTGACGGCAAAGAGATGAGTTCGATGATCATCCGGTTGTTGGATGTGCCAACAGATATCGTTTATGTCATTAACTATAAGGACATTGATAAGGATCGTATGCTTTGCGTAATGAGAGCTGGCGGTTTGCTATTAGAAGCACTAGGGATTAAACCGGATAGGGCTAAAGGCGATGCGATTAGAGGCATGATGACTAACGCAGCAGGTTTGCTTGTACCCAACCATGCGGCTATGCCTGAAACTAATACCGGCTATGCCAAAGTGAAAAAAGAATTTGAAGCACTAACACCTGATCGTATTATTACGTAAGTATACGAATAGTTACGTAAACTCTTTATAGTCGTGAGACTACACAACAAAAAGGTAAAAGAATGGCTATTATCAGCGACACATCCGGTCCGCAAGCAAGTCTCGAAGGGGGACAATGGAGGCCATCATCTTCAGTAACGGCGCCCATTGTAAATTCGGTTGAAGCTGAACTTCAACAACGTGCGCGTGATACTAGCCAAACTGATCAACCTAAATCTGCCCCTGCCCCACAAGATACGCAATCAGCAGAAGGTTCTAGCACTGAATCAGCTGATTGGCTACGCATGGCTCGAAATGCGTTTGAAGCCTCTGATGCTTGGATGAAGCTTAACCTACGTGCTGAATGGTCAAGGAACTTACGCCATTATCATTCTGAACACGCGGAAGGTTCCCCTATCTTATCGGATGCTAATAAACATCGCTCAAGTTACTTTTGGCCAAAGACCAGAACGCTAGTCCGAGATATCCAAGCGGCGGCCACCAGTGCCTTTTTTGCCAGCTCGGATGTCGTAGCCATAGAAGCTGAAGACCAAGATGATCAACAACAAAACGAAGCCGCCAGCTTGATGAAGGAGTTGGTTAATTACCGCTTGGCTAATTCTATCCCTTGGTATCAAATATTGTTAGGGGGCATTCAAGAAGTAGCGGTTTTAGGTATGGTCGTTTCTCATCAATCATGGGAATACCGAGAAAAGGAAACGGTAATCGGTCAAGAACTCGATCCGTTAACCGGCGAAATGGTTGAGCTTTATACAACTGAAGTCCTTGTTGATAAACCTAGCGTCCGCATTGTACCTGCTGAAAACCTACGCATTTCACCGGCATCTGATTGGTTAGACCCGATTAACTCATCACCATACCTGATCGAAATGATCCCTATGTTCTTGGTGGATGTTGAAACTAAGATCAGAGAAGGTAAAGACAGTAAGAACGGTGAACCTTCTTGGAAAGACATCGGTAAGAATATGTTAATGGCTGCTGGAGAAAGGGGAGATTTTGATACTACCCGAAGAGCCAGAGCCGGACAGAATCATATTGATCCTAAGTCTTATCAGATGGAATCAGTTGATGATTTCAAAATGATTTGGATACACCGTAACATAGTACGTTACAACGGTGAAGACTGGTTATATTACACCGCCGGCACGATGCTCATGTTGTCAGAGCCAGTGTTACTGTCATCGGTTATTCCATGGGCAAATGGCAAACGCGATTATGCGTCAGGTAAGCTTGAAGTTGAAACCGATAAGGTTTACCCAAGCAGTGCAGTATCTTTGATAGCCGGTTTGCAAAAATCTTTAAATGAAATCAAGAACCAACGGATTGATAACGTTCGTCAAGTATTGAACAGAAGATATTTATACCGTCAAGGCAGTCAAGTCGATGTTCGGGCGTTAAGTCGTAATGTCCCCGGCGGACTAATCGGTATTTCAGCACCCGGTGCGCTGGATAGCCATGTAATGCCTTTAGCGACAGCGGATGTCACCAGTTCAAGTTACCAAGAAGAAGATAGAATTAACTTGGCGGCGGATGATATATCAGGTTCTATGGCTGGTAGTACGGTTAACTCTAATCGTAAGATGAACGAGACAGTCGGCGGCATGGAGATGATGCAGTCTGCCGGCAACCGTGTTCGTGAAATGGAATTACGTACCATTACTAAAACATGGATTGAAACGGTACTACAGCAAATCATTCAGCTTGAAGCGATGTATGAAACCGATATTACGGCAATCACTGTAGCGTCTAAGAAAGCTAAGTTGTTACAAGTATTGCCTGAGTATTTTAACCATAAGTTCTCTGTAACGGTTAACGTAGGCGCTGGCGCCGTAAGCCCTAGCCAACGTATCCAAAAGATTTCTACGGCTATCTCAACGGTTATTCAGTTAGTACCGGATGCAGCGGCGGCAATTAACGGAAGGGAGATTGCAAAAGAGGTGTTTGGCGCAGCCGGCTATGACAACGGTGAACGCTTCTTTGATTTTGCCAAAGCAGAAGAGATGAAAGCTAACCCACAAACTGATCCAAAAATTGAGCTGGCTCAAAAACAGTTAGAGGAAAAATCTAAGTTTGAGCAAGGTAAACTTGAAGTGGCACAAGCTAAGATTCAGTTGGAGAATGATAAGCTAACGTTGGCAATGAAAGAGATGGAAGCCAAGATCAATCTGTTGATTGCTCAAACGGCAACCACTAATGTAACGGCTGTTTACGAAGCCACTCAAGCAGCAGGGGTGATTGCTCAAAACCCAGGCATTGCACCGGTATCAGATGAGATTCTAGCGTCTTCAGGCTTTTCTGATCATAACAAAGCACCGATTGTATCTGAAGTCACTCCACAACCCGGCATGGTACCGCCAGCAGTAATGCCACAAGCACCTAACTATCACCCTAGCCAACCACCTTCCGGTAAAACAGGTTTGCAAGCAGGAATAGAAACACCGGAGATTGAAGCAAGAGCAGCAGGAGGACCGGTAAACGAAGGGCAACCATATCTTGTAGGGGAGAAAGGGCCAGAAGTTATTGTACCTAATCAAAGCGGAACAGTAGTTCCTAACCGTGAGGCTCCAGATACAGTAAAAAACGCACTAACGCTACCGGGTGACTATAGAGAACCCGTCTACGGTAGCGAGAACAAAGACAAAGCAGCGGCGGCGGCTTTGGGTTTATATAGGGGTGCAGCTGACGTTGTTCAGTATCCTGGCCAAGCGGTTAACTATTTAGCTAACAAAGCCGGATTACGCTCTGACGAAGAGGCTAAAAGTGCGCATAACGCAATAGGGGACTTTACCGATGCACCTCCTTTTGTATCAGATGAGCAAAGAGGTAAGATGATGGATGCTGCAAGTAGGCATCCTAATTATGCAACAGGCGGTGAAATAACCACCGATGTGTTAACAGCGCAAGGTATTTTAAAACCTATTGGCAAAACTTTTCTAATGAAAAGCCCACCGCTTTTATCTAAAACAGGGCAACGTGCGGTTAATGCAGGAAGCCATACTGGGACTGGAGCTGCCTATGAAACGACCATAGAACCGGCAATGGATAAAGCGTTACAGCCTGAACAAAGAGCAGTTCCTAATAACTACGCGCCAGCGATAGCTGATACTGGTTTAACCCAACCTGATTTGACTCAACGCCATCTGATCAGAGATGATATGTCAGCTAAAGGTCAAGGTTTTTACGGAAACGTAAGCGGCACCAGCAATCCTGAAGCGGGAGCAGTAACGGAGTATTCGATAGGGGTAAATGTTCCAAAAGATTACCAACACATTCCCGGTTTGAACCCCAGTACGGCTCCGCTACAGTTAGAAGGCCATCAGAAGTATTATGATGCACCCTCTATTGTTCCCGGTCTTAACCCAGAACAGTTACAAAACATAGCAGCCGAACAAGTATCTCCAGAGTTGTACGCCAATGCAGAACGTGCAGCGGCTGATAGACAATGGCAAGGCAAACCCGTATTTGCCAAACCAACTGAACCGGTTACTGAATACCCTAAAAAAGGAATAACCAAACGTAAAAAATAGCCCCTCTATGGATGCCCCTAAAAAGGCATCCTTTTTTTAATACCATAAAAGAAAGAAAATGAACGAACTATCACAAGAAGAACAAGACGACATGGTTTTATTAACGTTTAAAACTTTAAACACCACCTGTCAAAACGCTTTAGGTAATATAAGTGAAATTAAAATTGTATATGATGAATTAGGAAAAGGAAAAATAGAAACAGTATGGTTTTAGAAAATAAGATTTACTAATTTAGAATATTGTAGTAAATTTACACTTACGGTGTAGTAACCGTTAAATAGAAAATTAAACAAAGCTTTTTTCTTTACGTCGGTGGCGAATTTTCTAGCCATTACTACCCGACTTAGGAGAGAAGCTTTTTTTATGCGAGAAATAAAATGAATGAACTTAGTTTTGAGAATATAGATGTCCGTACTGCTGATAATAACGGAGAAACATGGTTTGTTTTAAAAGACGTTTTAATTGCTATGGGAACATCAACAACGACAACAGCAGCGTTAGAATTTATAAAACAAGGACTTGGAGATGGGTATGTTTCAAACATACCCATAATAGATTCTATAGGCAGAACTCAAGAAGTTAATATCATCAACGACTATGCGCTAACCTTTTTGGTAGCCCAATCTAAAACTGAAAAAGGCAAACAGTTTAATCGTTGGTTACACACCGAAGTTTTACCAGCTATCCGTAAAACAGGAGGATATCAATTAAAACCTAAAACTCGATTAGAGTTAGCAAGAGAACAACTGGTTTTAATAGAAGAAATAGATAGACAAGAAAAACTGCTAGAACTGCAAGCACCGAAAGTTGAAATAGCTAATGCTTTGATTGCTGACGCGAAGCTATTATCTATCTCAGAAGCCTTAGCGCATTACAGTATAAACAGAAAAGCTGGTTTTGAATTGCTAAAACTAAGTAAATGGATTTATAAAAAAGAGCAATACGACAATGTTAAGACCTCTATTTGGCTACCAACAGAATTGGCTAGAAAGAATGAGTGGTTAATCTTAAAACAACGTGTTGATGAGCGAAACATATTAAGACCTCAAGCGTTAGTGACAGCTTTGGGTTTAACAGAAATGCGCAAACTGTTTTATTAGTTTGCTTTTTATATAGAGGTTAAAAAATGAACCAAGAAGTTAATCAATACAGTAATGACCCCTCTTTTAAAGCCGTTGCACTTGGTTTAGACACCGAACGGTTTATAGCAGATAGCAAAATAGGTGTTTATTTGGTAGAAAGGGCGCACCAATGCCGAATTAACGCCCTAGAACAGCTGGCCACCGCTAATCCAATCGATTCTGATGCCATAAGAGAGCTACAATGGGCTGCAAAAGTCCCTGATTTGTTCCTTTTGTGGCTAGATGAGGCAATTTCTACGGGAACAGCAGCGGAAGAATCAATTAGAGTAGAAGATTCATACGGAAGATAGCGGTTATGAAGGAGAAAAAACTCACAGAAGAGGAAAATAGAAAAAGATCGGCTTTACAGTTGCGAGCAATTAACGAATGGAGGTCTACCTTAACAAAAGAAGAGCGACAAGAGCTTTATGCAAGGATGAAAGTCCAAAGACAAGAAAATATAAAGTCAAATGCCGAAAGAAACCGGCTTCTTGCCGTTATTGAAAACGCTAGAAAAGAAGCTGAAGCGGAATTAGCTTTGCGCCGTCAGCAAACTTCAAATCACCGAGCACAAAAGCGAATGTGGTCTTTGCAAGTCAAACATCAGCTAGTAAGACGTAAAAATTACCGGTATAACCAAGAAAGGTGGATAGAATACAAGCTGGATATGCTAGATGACAGGGAAGAATGGGCTAGGTTAAGAAGATGGATGCGGGAAAGGAAATTTGATAAGACCCTCGCCCTTGATAGAGAGCGTTTAGAGCAATTACTTGCAGAAGTAACCGGAACTACAGTTGCAGAAGGGCGTTTTTTCTCAGCTGCTATAGAAGGCGTAATCGCTAACGAGCTTAGAGACCTTAGAAAGTTTGAAATATATGGCGTTGGAACGTTAATACCTAAAATACATAATGGTAAATTTACAGTAACTTTTGAAATAGACCCTAAACTAATACCTAAAGAGGGTGACTTTAACCCCTCTTATTTAGACGGTTTGGATAGGTATAAAGATTACCCGTTAAAAAACTTGATATAAGGGTTATTTTTTACTTTTAGCGCGAGATTTAAAAATACCTTTCGCTTTATCCGCCTCCATAAAGTCTTTACCGACTGATGGAGGTATACCCACTTTCTTTGCAAATTTTGGGTTATGAGCGGCGGCTAACATGATGTGATGTTGTTTCAAACTGGTACTTGGCATTTTAATCTCCTATAATTTTAAAGAATATAGAACAAAACCTAAGTAAAGTATATAAGTAAAAAAGTTGACATTAAAAAGTAATAATGTTATCAATTATCCAACGTATAGCTGTAAGGCTAGACCTTTCCCAGAGCAGGATTTCTAACATGGCCGTAAAAAATAAAGTTCCACCAGTCGATGCTAACGCCCAAGCTCGTGACAGAGCCGGTAAAAAAGTAGCTGCTAAAAGAGGTATTTCTGAAGATTTACCTAAAGAAATGCCAACAGAAGCAGAAGCACCGGCAGTAGAAGCAGAAGGCGGTATCGTTGCTGAAGCTGAAAAAGAATTAGCAATGGTAAGTGAAGAAGCTAAAGAACCAGAAGGCCAACCTGAAATGGAAGGTGAACCTGAAGGCGAAGCTGCTGCACCCGAAGCTGAAGGCGAAGCTGAAGCGTATGCTCCTGAAGGAGAAGGCGAAATGAAACCTTCTGAGCCAGAAGCTGAAAGCAAACCAACCGGTGAGTATGAACCACCTGAAGGCGCTGGCCATGAGGAATTGATTGACCAATATCACGAAGCACTAGCGTTTGGTGATCTTGATTCTGCTAAAACGTTATACAAGCAACTTCAAGAGCACCGGTACAAAGAAAACGCGCATAAAACTGTTTCTGATGCTCAAGCTTCTAAAGATGAACAAGAGTATTTAGATACTGCTAAAGAATTAGCTGCTCTCCATCCTGAATTGAATGTAGACGGTATTGAAGCAGACAAAGTATTAGCTTTAAAAGATATCTATTGGCAAAACGGTGATCGTGAAGCTGACGCTTTGCGTAAAGCAGTTGCTGATTTATATCCTGAAGGTTCAGCACCAACAACACCTGTTGAAGCACCGGTACCTGAAGAACCTGAAGAACCTGCTGAAGAAATGCCAATGGCAGCTGAAGCGGCTCCTGAAGCAGCAAACGTTACTGAGATGCCCGGCATGGAAGAACGTAAAGCAAGAAAACGTAATATCCCGTCTATTCCTTCAGCGTCTGCTAAAGTAGCACCGCCAGAAGAAGCACCTCAAGCAACTCGCTCAAGTGCAATAGCGGATATGAAAGCAAGACGTAACCAAGCATAATATTTTTTTAACCTTTCGTCGAGAGGCGGAATAATCCCGTTCGGAAAGCTTAAAAAACCGAATGTAATAAGTAGGAGTAATACAACATGGCAGGACAAATATGGAGCGTCTCAGACGAGGGTGGGTATATGTGGAGTCCCAACCTTTCACAATATCTGAGATTACAAAACCTTCCCGTAGTTAAATTTAGACAGTTGTGCGATGTTAAAGAAAGCGATGCTGATGGTCGTGATCTTTTAGGTAAACACCGTGGCGATACTTGGTCTTGGAACGTTTACACTAAACTGTCTCAAAAAGGCAGAGCGTTAGACGAAACAGAAAAAATGCCAACTAGCGGTTTTAAAATCGCTCAATACTCAGCTAAAATGAGTGAGTTCGGTAACTCTGTTGAATATACCGGCAAATTGGATGATTTATCTGAGCAACCAGTAAAAGAAGTTATCCGCAAAATCCTGAAATTGGATGTTGCTGAAACTATGGATATTGCAGCTTGGACTCAATTCAACCAAACATTGTTGAAAGTATCTCCTTTATCAGGTACCAGCACTACTGCAATCGACCCTTTATCAGTTAATGGTGTACCTAGCCAAGCCAACAACGTTGCGTTCGGTAAAGGCCATGTAGAACCTATTTCTACAATGATGAAAGAACGTGGTATCCCAGCTTATGAAAACGGCGATTACATGGCTATTGCCAGACCGTCTGCTTACATTCAGCTGAAATCTGATTTGGAAGGTATCCAAACTTATACTGAAACTGGTCTTGCTCAAATCAAGAACGGCGAAATCGGTCGTTACCGTGGTGTTCGTTTTATCGAACAAACTCACATTCCTGCTGGCGGCGCTGCTGACTCAACTACTTTCAACCCACAAACCGGTACAGCTGACGCATGGAACAATGCTAAATCTGATTGGATTTTCTTTATGGGTTCAGATACTGTTGCTGAAGGTGTTGCAATTCCTGAAGAAATCCGTGGTCAAATCCCTGGTGATTTCGGAAGAGAACGTGCTATCGCTTGGTATGCTTTGGAAGGTTTTGGTTTGAGCCATCCAGACCAACAAAACGGAAGAATAGTAAAATGGGATTCCGCAGCATAATCAATAACTTATGTAAATATCTTTACGATACGTGCATTTAAGCATTGAATATTTAAATTATTACTATATGCTTTGGTATTTATAAAATTAAATATTAAGGTGTGTAGTAATAATGTTAAATGCAGAAAAAGAATACCTACAACTGATAGAAAAAGCTAAAAATCGAAACATAAAATGGGAACCTTTTAAATATGAGGAACACCATATTAAACCCAGATGTATGGGTGGAACAAATGATAAAAGTAATTTAGTTTTATTAACGATAAAAGAACATTTTAAAGCCCATATATTATTAGCAGATATGTACCCTGATAATAACGGATTAGCTAATGCTTGTATTTTAATGATAAGAAGTCGCCAAGGGGAAACACTAAACCTAAATGAAGCGGCAGAAGAATTTGAGTATTTAAGGGTTAGAGCAGCAAAGTTTATTTCTAAAATACATAAAGGTCGTAAAAAAACCGATAAAGAAATAGAAAACATAAGAATTGCTCGTTTTACTGCAAAAAGCAGCGGTTTTTCTGATGAAGCTAAAGCAAATATGGCTGAATCAAGAAGAAAAACATGGGAACAACGAAGAGAAAACGGTACCGATAAAGAAGTAGCGGTTAAAACAAGAGCCACTAGAATAGCTAACGGTAGCTACAAAATAAAAACTGAAGCTCAAATGGCGCAGTTTAAAACCATGGTTTTAAGTAGAGAACCTTGGAATAAAGGAAAAAAAGGTGTAATATCTGATGAGACTCGTCAGAAAATGAGCCTAGCTAAAAAAGGAAAACCTCCTGTTAACAAAGGTTCTGTAGGTAAAGAAGCTTGGAACAAAGGTAAGATAGGTGTTTCAGAAGAAACACGAGCTAAGATGCGAGCATCAAGGCTTAAGTATATAGAAAACAACGCTAACCCGGCAATGTAAGTTTTTGGGTAACACAATGTTTACTAAGTTATAGCACTTAACAGTCATTAGACTAAAGTGTACACAAATAGATAATTTAAGGATATTTAACATGGCATCATATGCAAATCCAAAAACTGTAACCTATACTAGAACTGTTGCCGGTGCAACAACTGCTACTTGGTCAATCTCTCCTCCAATAGGTTGCACTCAATTTCGTGTTGCTGGCATTAGTGCTTCTGTAACAACTGCTTTTGTTGGTACATCTACTCCTGCTAAACTAGGTGTTGGTGTTGCTGGTAACGTAAACGTAGCTGGTTTTATTGACTTTGGTACTGCTGCGGTACCTGCTGCTGTTAACACAGCGGTCGGTTTTAGCAGCCAATACGTCAGAGGCACAAACCCTGTTTACGGTACAGTTAATTTAACTGGTACATCTAATACTATTTCTGGAACACCTACCATTCCTGAGGTAGTTGGCCCAGCTTTGATCACTTTAACAGCTTCTACTGGTGGTTCTCCAGCTGGCGCAGCTACTGTTGATATTACTTTAGACTGGTTCTAATACAAACAACATAAAATCTTTAAGGAGATTAACATGGCAGATTATAATGCAGATGACAGCAACAAAATGGCTGTTAACACAAGCTTTCCTAAATCAGGCTTATCAGCTGGTGTAACTGATGGTTTATCTATGGTGGAATCACTTCCACGCGGTAACGTTGAAGCAGAACAAAAAACTTCTGGTTCTATTTTCCGTCAAGATAAAGTAACTGAATCAGTATCAGGTAACGGCAAAAACTTTAACTTTTTACGTTAATTATGATTACCATTCAAGCAAATGTTGTCTTGAATGGTCTTGATGCCGGTGATTACAATGATCCGGCTAAAGACCCTGTTCAGACAGGTTTTATAGACGAAGGTTCGGCATGTGCTAAAACAGGTACCGCTTGGGCAGATACAAGCTATGGAACTGAATATGGGCATGGTAAACGTTTCGATTATGAAGAAACACCAAGTATGACTAAAATACCAGGAAGGAATACTCCAGATGTCGCTCGATAGATCAAGACCTTATTCAGAAATCGACCCTATTAATGCACCTATTGCCTATATGCAAGATGGTGAAAAGTTCGATAAAAACGGTGAATCTTTAGAAGAACCTAAAGTTAAAGCCCCTACTTCTACAAAAGCACCAGTATCTGCTAAAATAGCGGCTTCTGCCAAAGTAGAAGAACCTTCTGTAGAAATAGCGGAAGATATAGCTTAAACACCTACCTGATGTAAAAAATCAGGCCAAACAGTTAGGACACCGATAACATGCTAACGCTTGCAGACCTGCTCCGCAGAACTAGATCACGCTTAGACGATTCGGTGGCTCCTTACCTATGGTCAGATTCAGAGTTAATAGACTGTATTAACGATACGATAGCGGATGCCGCTATACGTGCAAATTTATCAGTACAAGATGATGTCCCTATCGTCTTTACACAAAACGTAGATTTAACATGGAAAGCCAAATACGCATTGCCCAGCAATGCGCTTTCAGTTAAAAGCGTTTATCTAGCCTCACAACCTCAATATCCTCTTATTCGTACCAGTTTTAGCAGCATCCAGAGAAATACTAACAGTATTCCTACGCAATTAGGCTCTCCTTATGCCTATGCACTTGATCAAACTAAAGCCGGTTTAAACGAGTTTACAGGGATGTTTGTTAGGGCTATTACGTTTATCGGTACGCCTACAGTAGCTGATACGGCAATGCTCAGTATTGTCCGTTTACCTAGTTTATTAGAAGGTGATGATGATATTCCAGAAATCGATGAGTTATTTCAACCTGATTTAATCTACGGAATAACCGGATTAGCATATTTAAAAAGAGATACCGATACGTTTGACCCTAAAAGATCACAACGAGATTTACAAGTTTTTTCTGATCGTTTCGGAGAAAGACTTCCTGCGGTAGTAATAAGAGAACGTCAAACTGATGTTCCTATTGAAATGATACTATACTAACAGTATCTAAAACAAAATTTACGGAAACCTAATGGAACATTTAATATCGCTTTTATTCTTTGCGCGTGACATAGCACACAGAGAACACCTAAAAACAAAATCTTATGCACAACACATGGCTTTAAATGGTTTTTACAGCGTTATTGTGGATAATGCAGACGCTATAGCTGAAGCGTATCAAGGTAAATACGGTCTATTAACTAACATGGCCATACTTGGACATAGTGGTGATATGCCGATAGTAGATGAATTAACCAGTCATTTAGAATGGATTAAAGAAAACCGCTATAAAGTATGTTCAAAAGACCATACGGCGATTCAAAACTTAATTGACGTTGTGGAAGAAACATACCTTTCAACTTTGTATAAATTGCGGTTTTTAAGTTAAAATATTGCAAGGGCAAAAGGTGTTACTATGTCACAATATATGGAATGCGAAAGCAATAAAGGGTGTGTAGTAATGGCAGATATGAACTGTAGAATAGCCAAAGTTGAACAACGACTAGATAGTTTATGTCGAGAACTTAACGACGATAAAGAAGAAAGCCGTAGGCAATCAGATAGGATATTTGATGCTTTAGATCAGTTAAAAAAAGAAGGGGAGAAACATAAAGGCTTTTTTGGCGGTATTGTATTTACAGTAGGTGCTGTATTTGCAGCCTTTGTGTATTTCTTTGGAGATAAAGTTCATTGACATTAGCACGTATAAATAGTATTTATATACGTTAAATATCCTATTCACCCGATAAGAGGGTTTCAAAATGTTGGTATCAAAGTTTCTCGGTATTAGAAACACCGAACCTATTAGATCGATACCAAACAACGCTTGTTCTGAAGCCGTTAACGTAGACATCTCTGTAGAAGGCGCTATTAGCCAACGTAACGGTTATTCTTTAGCCAAATCAATCCCTATATCAACTGCCTATTCCACTTTTGATCAAACGGTTTATGTTATATCAAACGGTATTTTAAATAGGGTACAAGATGATTTGACTCTTATACCTATCTGCCCATCAACGGCAACAGAATTTACAGACTTCGGTGAAGTGCTCTTCACTAATGATGGTTTGAAAATTCAAAATGGTATCGCTACCAATATTAAAATACCAAGTCCCACTATACCCCCAAATTTAAGCGTTATAAGCGGAAACCGTTTTGCCGGCACATACAGTGTTTGTTATACGTATCGTTCAGTTGACGGCATGGAGGGCGGTTCTTCCCCTATAGCTTCTATAGAACTAACATCAACGGGTAGTTTTTACATCGATCCTATTAATGCCCCTGCTGGTTTTACGGTAGTGGTTTATATTACTGATGTAGACGGGGCGGTGTATTACAATTATGAAGGTATTCAATTAGCCCAATATCAAACGCTATCACAACCGTTTCCAGATAAAGTAAAGCAAATAGCTTTTCACGATAGTCGGTTATGGGTAAGCCAAGCGCAAAGTAACGGATCAACAGTAATTTGGTTTTCAGACCCCTATCTCTACCACATATACGATGCTATCAATGGGTATATTGTAGTACCAGGAGAAGTTCGCGGGATGATGTCTGCTAACGGTGGACTTATTATCGGTACAGATAGCGTAATTTACGTGTTTGATGGGGATGTACTCGCACCTTTGACAACCTATGGCGTTATATCAGGAAGACCATTTGCTAGAGGAACTGATAGAACGGTTTACATGCACACTGAATGGGGTGTTTGTAGAGCTTTACCTTTTGCCAATATATCTTCTGATAAAGCTTCATTTGCTCCGGGCGTTAAGTGCTCTACTGCTTTGGTTTATCAAAACGGGTTACAGAAATTTGTAGCTTTAACTGACGGGTCAGGCGTACCGTTTAACGCTCGATATTAAATTTTAAACATTAAGGAAATAAAATGATTTCATATTCAACTGGTCTTATCAATTCAATGATGGGTACAACATCACTGAAAGCTACACTGGCTAACGGCGTTATCCGCGTTTACTCAGGTGCTCAACCCGCTTCAGCTGATTCAGCAGCTACGGGTACTTTGCTAGGTACTGTTACATTAGCAGGTGCAGCCTTTACCGAAGGGACTGTTACTAACGGTTTGGAATTTGATGCACCAGTCGGTAAATCTATTTCTAAAGCAGTTGCTGAAGACTGGAAGTTTAAAGGTATAGCCGCAGGAACAATCGGCTACATGCGTTTTCAAGGTAATGCAGCTGATAATCAGTTAAGCAGTATTGTTTTACCAAGAATCGATATGTCGGTCGGCATTACATCCGGTGACGTTAGGTTATCTACGGTTACTTCAGCCGTAAACTCTATTATCACAATAGATACTTTTACTATTACCGCAGCGTAAGGATTAAAAAATGTCATTCTCAAACTATTTAGAAAAAGCTTTACTAGATCATTTAAATCAAGGAACCGCTTATACCCCTACTACAAAATTCGTAGCGTTATATAAAACTGACCCGCTTGATGCTGCGTCAGGAACAGAGGTAAGTTCTACTACGGACGATACTGCGTATGCAAGACAGCCGATTTCATTTGGAGCCGCTACTTTAGGAACCGGTATCGCTTTATCTTCAAATGCTCAAACGTTTGCAGCTGTTGCTTTAGGATCGGCTGCCTACACTGTAGGTTGGATCGGTATTTTTGATGCGTTAACAGGTGGAAATCTGCTTGAATCAACTGTTTTAGGCGCAAGCGTTTCAAGAACAGCCGGTAAAACTTTGGCGTTTGATGTAGGCGCTATTACTGTTGCATTAGATTAAGGACATTATCATGGCACTGAAAGCATCAACAGCATTACGAAACAACATGTTGGTAACTGGTAGTTTAAAATCACAATTAGATGGTGGTTTTATTAAAATATATTCAGGAACCGTACCTTCAGATGCTGATTCTTCTATTGGAGCAGCCCAACTTCTTTGCACTATATCCGTAGGAGGGGTTGGTACAGGGTTGTCGTTAGCGTCAGCGGCTACACTTGGGTCTATTTCAAAAGCTAATGAAGTATGGCAAGGAGTTAATGGAGCAACTGGACTTGCTACATTTTGGCGATTTGTGAAAACAGGCGATACTGGCGGAACTTCGACAACAGAAGTTCGTTTACAAGGTAATGCCGCTACATCAGGCTCTGAATTAGTAATGACTAGCGTAACTTTAGCTAATGGGGCCACGCAGACTATCGATTACTTCTCTGTATCATTACCTGCATAACTAGATAAAAGGGGTAATATCAAGTGCCAACCGTCAACAGAATATATACTTTAGGCACTTATACAGGTGAAGGTAGCGCTGCCCTTATATCTACAAACAACGGTACTTCGTGGACAGAAGCTACCGAGTTAATAGACCATGATGCGAGTGCGATATGTTCTAACGGTACCGTATTCTGCGTAACCCCTTACGACTCTGATAGTGTCTTTACAACTACAGATGGGAATACCGTCACCTACGGTACGTTACCATGGGGTGGTAATTGGAATAATATTGCATGGAATGGGTTGGTATTTCTAGCGATACTTAATGATACTGATGTATGTGCGACTTCAACTGACGGCATTACGTGGGAAGAGCAGTTACTTCCAGCAGAGTTAACGTGGAAAGGGCTGGTGTATGGTTCTGGCGTTTTTTGTGCATTCGGCTACGGCCTTGATCCTAATGGATTCGAGGTTCCCCTAACAACTACTTCACCAGACGGTATTACATGGACTGGGTTTATAGCAATGGAGTATCCGTTTGATCCTTATCCTGTTAGTTTTACACCTACTAATACAAGGAATAACCAAGTACATACTTTAGTAACCGGAGGTGGGTATCTTGGTTTCTTAAGACCTAACGGGGAAGGGGGAAGGGTAGTGAGCTCAGTAGATTCGGGGGCGACATGGACTCAATCTAGCACTCGTTGGAATTACGCGGGTGTTGCTCAAATGGCGGTAATGAACGGATTAGATATCGTCTACGCAGGATCGTATGGTTTTAACCCCTTACTCCCGACTTATGATAGGGATAGTTGCTATTTCAGCAATCTTAAAAAATACAATATAGAAAACGATACAGATTTTATAGATGCAGCTTACGATGTAACGTCGGCTTCAATAGTAGCTACGTGGGGGGGAGACCCTTCTAACACGGTATTCAGCGTCACTTATACTGGGACACATTACTTAGTAATTACACGTCTAGGACTCCTTCGATCCACTGATGGTTTAAATTGGGAAGCTATAGAATATGACGGCGTAAACCCTTATCCCGGAAATAGATTCGGTAACATCTATGCAGGTCAACGGATATTAACGGCTTCTTTAAATATCTCTGATGTAGTCCCGCCGACGCCAAGGTTCTGGAAAGATTTAGTTAACTCTACAGAAACTGACTCCTAATGTCTAACACCATCATTATGGGTGACGTTGCTGAAGGCCAGAAGTGGTTTGGCGAAGCTGAGTTCTTGAAACAGCAGTTAGTTAGTATTTATAACCGTACTAACCAGAACATGAGCACTTGGAAGCAAGTTAATGCTGATGTAAAGATATTTGTAAAAATGGTTAACGGAAACCCGCAAGCGTTTATATTTACAGACGGAGGCTACGAGTTCTTTGTACCGACAAGTTTAATATCTTTAGAAACGTACCTAACAAACGGGATTGGTTTTTATAACGGTGTAGAAACATATCCACATAAAGTATTAATAAATGATGTTGGATATGAAGGTGCTATTTTAAATACATGGTATTCGGAAAGTAATTACGTAGTTAATATCGCAGCTGCTAAATACAGAAACATATTTACCAGACTAGGGTCTACTTATTACTACACCTCTGTTGGACCTTTTAGTTTATATTCTAGCGGCACTTCACTCGTAGCTAAGGGAGCGGTAGTAGCATCAAGTTCAAGTGCTAGTTACGGAAGATATGTATGGAGCATACAACCGCCTGCATCGGGCGGTATTTGTTATTTTGTAGTTCAAGACACGCAAACCCCCTATTATGAAAAAATACCAATTAACGGCAACTGGGAAGCTGATGACTATACAAACAGCTCAGCCGCTATAGGGTATTGGACGTTTGATAGATCAGGACTTAGGGCTTGTACTACGGTTTGGGTACGAGACTTTAGCAGGTTTGGAGCGGCTGTTACAAACTCAACAACTCCGCACATAGGTAATTTTACTACATCATATGTTCTTGAGATTACTATATCCGTAGACGGGGAAGGGGTTTTTTCAGGTATTCAAGTATCTAGGCAAGTTGAGACTGATGATTTCTGTATAGCGGCTGATTACGATTGGACAACTGAAGCAAATGAGTTATTAGTCACTACGCTCTATGGGTTTGATTACCGAGTAGATAAAGCTAAACCCGCTACACAAGATGATATTGATAACTCAGTGTATCTTGGAGACGAGATAGGGGAGCATTACCGCACAGAGTATAATTCAGGAACGGCTGTCCGGCCTAGGGGCGTATATAAACTTGATAGTACCTACGTCATTGAGGAAACCGGAGAGGTAAAAGCAAACTATCAAGATGTAACCAGTGAATCTAGTGCCATCGATATTTGGATGAAAATAAGTACACTAGAAGGAGCTTCAATACTAGCGGTAGAACTAGCTAGTAACATAGATGTATTTACAAAAACTTCTAGTGCAGGGACATGGTTTGAGAAATCAGGGGCTTCATTTGTTAATAATATATCAGGACTAGATTTAAGAATAAGGGGTATAACGGGTTATTCTGAAACCGGAGCGGTAGTTGCTTCAGCGTATGACCAAGATTGGGATAACGGTAGTACCCTAACAATGAGTGGTAAACAAATACCTACAGGTAAAGGTAATTTTTATGTACCCGATACTTTATATAGCCGTATTAAAATAATGACAATACCGCAAACAATAGCGGCTATACCTTATTTAAAAACAACTACCAATGAAATAAAAAACCTATGTATTTATGCTCCCTATATATCTAATGAATTAACCGGTAATGCTTCGGCAGAGTTAGCTATTGATTTTAGGATTGATATTAAAAACGATAGCAGTACTGAAACCGCTATTCAATACGGGTATCATCGTAAAGTATACGAGGCTATCTATGCAGAAACACCTTACTTAAATAGGTATTTTATAACCGGCGCTTGGGCTAAGAAGAAGGATAGGAAATGAGTAACATACTACAAAAACTATTTATTACAGGGTATACGTTAGTACCGGAACGGACTACCCGAAGGTGGAATCCGCCAGTTACTAAAGTTCAGAGTATGCCATTCCCTCAAAACGCACCAATAAGCAATCTCGGAGGGGGAACCTTAACAACTCAAGTAGTATCGGCAGTAATAGATGCTGTAATACCCTATCAATGGATTGTAAATGTAGACGAAATTAACCCGCTCCATCCGTACACAAGTGTAATATTTGTTCCGGTAGATAAAACATGGTATGTAACCCTTGTACCGGAAGATGCGGGTTTACCGCCGCAATGGAACATATACTCGACAGGAAATGTAAATGTATCAATAGACTATGTATATGCGGGTAGAAACTACTATACACTCCCTAATGATATACAGATATCTGTAACGACTTCAGGTTACTACAGCTATGAAGTACAGCCTGCCTATTATAAAATAGACTACAATCCTAATAAAGGATGGAACTCGTCGGCCCGTTCTATAGCATCTATCTCGGGAGATGGAACCGCTACTTTCAGTAGCAGGATAGATACGACCGGCGCGGTTATAGGGTTAAACGAACTCTATGATAGTTTGGGAAGCGACTATTTTGAAATATCTTATGGGATATTTTTTAAGAAGGGTGCCTATGCTATCGTCGAGCAAGGGACTCTAAAAACAGGTTGGAATTATTTTAATGTAGCTGATGTATTTTCTATCTCACGTGTAAACGACGACATATTTTATTTAAAAAATGGGGTTGTATTCTATAAATCTTTTATACCCTCCACCGACGAACTGCTGTTAGACTGCTCCCTCTATACGGCAGGTGACGTTATATACAACGCATCCTTAGTAAATGGTTCTAGTATCATAGCGAGCACTGCTAATATTACCGCAACCTCCTCAATATATGCACAGCCTAAAGCAACCGCCAACCTAACTGCGCAATCTACTACAGGCTTTACAGGCGTTTATAGCATAGACAACGGTATATATGCGTTAGCTAACATCAATGCTGTATCAAATATTAAGGTAAATAAAGACTTTGGCGGGTATCCAGCCATAAGTTCTACCTCTACTTTAACCGCTATAAGCCATTCTACTACAGGAATTAGTGCTTCTCTCAGCCCAATGACCGCTTCGTTAACTCAAGGGTATGAGTTCTTTGCCGAGATAAAAGCATCATTTGAGCCTATGACTGCGCAAGCTGGTATTGGTGAACTAACTATAGAAAACACTTATATAGCTGGAGCTTTTGAAGGACTATCAGTAGATGCGGTAGGATTATCAGGTGAGAATACCTTAGATACAGTCATGCCACTATCGAGCATGATTGCACTGGCATCTGACCACCCATATGCTGCTATCTCCGGTACCTTGGCTTCTATGAAGGGCTATGCAGGGGAGTATCAAGATTTTGGTAACTATGCTTTCTTACCTTTCATAACTTCTAGTATCTTAGCGAATGGTTTCTCTACTGAACTTAACGGCGCAGATTTAACCTTTATCGATTCAACTATAGAAGGTTTCGGCGGTGCTATAACCGATGAAGATGAGTTGAGTAACTTCGTTGACTTTAGACTCAGCAGTACCGGAAGCCATCTGGATTATGGCAACGCCAACATTGCGTTCTCTACGTTTACCCTGTCCAGTACCGGTATAGGTTATGGTACAAGCAACACTACTATCGGGTTCATAAGCTCTACAATTACCAGCTTCGGCGGTGCTAATTCAGAATTAACAGCACCTATATTTACCCTAGCTAGTACAGGATCGTACATACCGTTAGGCGGTGCTACATTAGACTTCTTAACATGGGCAGTATCGAGTAGCGGTACGCTTGATGCTGTTGGCAATGCCACTATAGGGTTCCCCGTCTTTACAACTGTTTGGGGGAGTGCAGCATTACCAGCGCCGTTTTTAAATTTATCGGCAACCGGATCAACCGCAGTAGCAAATTCAGTAGCTTACGTGTTAAATATAGTGACTAATGAATCAACGCGGTATACTAACCAGAATTGGGATCATATTGTGGTGTTGGGTAACAAACCTTACGGTGTAACCTCAACAGGCTTGTATTTATTGGAAGGTGCTACCGATAATGGAGTAGCTATTGACACATACATGGCTACTAAAGAAACTGATTTAGGGTCTAACATGGCTAAATCGATACCGACTATTTATTTAAACAGTGATACGTTAACTTATACAACAGCCTATATGGATGGTGTTGCACAAACACCTCAAGCAAGCTCTTTTACAGGTCGTAAATGTCATCTATCAAGAGGTGCTGAAGCCCGTTATGTTAAGTTAAAAATATCAGGTATAAAAAACCTGCAAGGATTAGAAATTCTTCCTGAGCTTAAATCAAGAAGAGTTAAATAAGTTAATTTATCCGCATAGTCGGGAGTAAAAAATGTCATCAATAGATACTTTAATATCAAACGCTACAAGTAGAGCTAATACTTACGCAAACGCAACTGATTTTTTAGTTACCGAACTGCGAACGTTTATTAACGATAACCCTATAACTATAGCAAAACAAAATCTCGATTTAACAAACATAGCTTTACCTACGTATGTTAAACCAGCTAAAGACGCTACGGCAATGCCGGTGTATGAACCACCAAAATCTAAATTACCAACGACACCTAAATTAGCTGATATAAATCAAGTTATAGCACCAGCGGCTAGAACAGAACCTACGTTAAATTTCTCCGGACTTTTTCAACAAATAGCCCCGTCTTCCAATTTACCGGACTTTAACGAAGCAGAACCCGATTTAAACATAAATGCGTTAGTAGCTGAAATGGACGCTATTGCAGAACCCATTTTGCAAAACATTAATATCCCTACGTTAACGCCGTTAAATATTGGTGTAGCACCTACGTTAAATATACCTACATTTGACGCACCGTTACCGCCTGATGCTATCAATGACCCGGTAAACTATGCAACCGTTATGGATATTAAATATCAGCAAATGTTGCCTGAAATGCAGAACTACATTGATGATAAAGTAACCGGTTGGATTAATCAGTACGCTCCTGAGTATGCGTCTTGGAGTGCAACTATGCAAACCAAAGTCAGCAATGCTTTGAACGGAGAAGTGTTGCCAGAACAATACGAAACTGCCATGATCACAAGGGCTAGGGGGCGAGTTGAACGAGATTTTGATTCACTTGAGCAAGGTACATTAACTACCTATGCAAAACGTGGTTTTATGGAACCTCCAGGTGCTGTTATATCGGCTATGCTAACAGGCCGTTTAAAAAACGCTGAAGCTTTGGCCAATACCTCAACAGATATCTATATTAAAAAGACGGACGTTGAAGTACAGCACCTTCAGTTTGTTATGAATATTGCTTCTACTCAAATACAAGGTACTCGCGGTATTGCCATTCAGTATGCGGGTGTAGTCGGCAACAGTATGCAACAAGCCGCTTCATACGCTTCAAACATAGCAGATAAACACGCTAAGATTTTTGAACATTTAATGGCTAAATCAGACATAGCTATAAAAGTAATGGGTGCATTAAACGATCAATATCAAATCAGATTAAAAGCAGCGTTATCAGGTTTGGAAGGATATAAACTACAACTAGAAGCTGAGAAAGCTAAAAAAGACGTAGAGATTGCCCAAATACAATTTGTAGAAGGCCAGATAAAAATTCAACAACTTCAAGTAAGTACCTATACCGCTTTAATAGAAGCCGTATCGCGTAAATCTTCACTGGAAGAATTAAAACTTAAAGGGTATTCAATTAGAGCAGACGTTTATAAAGCAACCACCCAAGCTAAAGTAGCTGGGTTTGAAGTTTATAAAGCAGCATTATCTGGCGATAAAATGAAGATGGATGCTGAAATGACTAAACTCACGGTGTTTGAAGACTTGATCAAAATCGATCAGCTTAATTTAGAAACCCAAATAAAAACAATTGATGCTACAAAAGCCCATAACGATGCACTGGTAGAAGTCTTCAAATCAGGCGGAGAAGTCTATAAACTGGACATTGAATCCGCTATACAAAAATTTACAGCCGGTGCTGAAGTTAAGAAATTAGCCCAAACTGTGTATACCACTGAATTAGAAAACGCAATTAGTTCGTTTAAAGCTAATCTGGAAGTACCATTAGTCATGTTGAACGCTGCAATTAAACAATATGAACTATCTGTAAATACAGCGATAGAAGAAGCTAAACTAGACATACAACGTTTAAATCTATCAGAGGACGCTTCAAAAGCATCTGTTGGTGCTTATGGAGCCATGGCTGGAGCAGCGTTAGGCAGCTTGAATACTATGGCTTCATCTGCTCTTAGCGCAGCTGCATAGTAAAAACTATATTCCCACAATCATATATCCGAGAATAGCCATTGAGTACCATGTTTTGTTTCTCGGATAAAAATTCGTCATAAACAGAAAGTAAATTTTTTAGTTTATGCTTTTGAAATTGATACCTAGAATATCTAACGCCTTGTTTAACATAAAAATAGTTGGGTTTAGAAACATGAGATTCAATAAACCCAACGGTTCTATACCCTAAACCGTTAAAATAGCGTCTATCACAAAAGGTTTTTATACCATCCGGCAAATAGGTTTTTATAAAATGTTTAATAAGCTTTGAAAAGCCACCTACAACAGACGTATTTATCTTGGTACACAATCTAACCAACTCATACCAATTATCTGGCATATCGCCTAAAACCCGCCTCTTTTTTGAAAAAGTAGTAAGGGTTAGTAACTCACCGTTTTGATATAAACCTAATAGAATTTCAGCGTTTGCATAACCTTGTAAATGATTGTTTTTTAAAAATTCCTTAGCTTCTTTTAGCGGTACGGTTTTAATAATTGTTTTACGAGCGTAGGTAATTGTATCAGTCAAACATAGCCTATTTTTTACTATAGATTTTACTATCTCTTTTTTATCACTCCACTCATCATCAAATACTTGAATAAGACCACAACCGGCTTCAGTAGCCAAAACATGCTTATGCAGATGGTAGTTGGCATCCCTAAATCTATCGGAATGGTAGTAGATACCACAAAACTCTATGCCTAGTTTTTTAGCAGGTACAAAGCAATCTAACTCAAAAGGTTTAATAACGGTTCTATCAGATAACGTTGTCCCTACCAAAGAGGATATAAAACCGGATAACTCTATTTCTCCATTAGAAGGACCAACAATCGAACAGGTTTTACAGCCTCTACCGTTTAAATGAGAATAAGGTTTTTGGTAAAAACGCCCATGTTCTGAACAAACTATTTCTACTTTAATATTTGATTTAACATAGTTAACCAAAGAGTAGTCATATTTACCACCATGTACTCTTAAAGCTTTGGCAATGAAATCTTCTTGAGTATCTCTTAGATTAATAGAATTAAAAACACCTACACATTTTACGCAACCATAACTGAGATGCTGGCTTGGGGATTGTAAAAAAATACCATGAAGTTTACATATTATAGGTACTTTAACCATACGATTGGTATACACTATTTTTGAATAGTCATATTTATCACCGTGTACTTTTACTGCTTTTAATATAAACTCTTCTAAAGAACCTCTATTAGAATCAGCTACTCTTAATACTGAACATTGTTGGCAACCTGCACCTTGTATATGGCCACCGGCTTTTTGTAAAAACTCACCGTGGATAGGGCAAATAATAGTTACATTATTTCTGGAAATAGTATAGTTTACTAAAGAGTAATCATATTTAAGACCATGAACTCTTTTAGCTTTTTCAATAAATTCGGGGGTTGTGCATTTAATAGCCATAAAAACTCAGTTAGTTTTGTCAGTAGAGGGTTGGATGTGGCGGGTGCGTTACTGAAGCGCATTTTTTCTCCGTCGAGATAGCCACGTAATTAGCATACCACAACATATATTGAATATAAACAGAATATGATACAATAAATGCAAATATTATAAATAAAACCCTAATATTATTAATTATTTAATAGGACTCAAATAATGGCCACAGATTTAAATCAACTTCCATCCGTTGCTCAACCGGCCATTCAACCTATATCTCGAATACCAGCGGTCATTCCTATGAATGAGCATCCGGGAACTAGAGTTATACCAACTACGTTACCACCTCCTATGCAAGGCGAGGTAATTGATCAAGCTGTATCCCCTACACCTGTTAATACGCCTATCGTATCAGATATGAGTAGCCCAGTTGCGCCAGCTGTTACACCTAAGCCAGCTGTTACACCTACACCTACACCTATAGCAGCAGCACCTATAGCAACTACACCTATGCCATCGATAACCGATACTGTAAAAGGGGTAGCTGGTAATGCCATGGATGCCGTAAAGAACAAAGCTGTTGATATGTACAACAACGATTCCCAAGGCAATCCTGAAAACCCATTACAAGCGACTACACGTAGAATGGGTACTGCCGGAGGAATTATAAAAAACAAAGCATCTGATTTTGTAGAAGGGTTAAAACAATCTCCCGCTTCCGTATTGGAAGCAGCAAGACCTTTAGTTGAAGCAGTACCTAAAGTATTAGTTGGAAGTAAAGGGGTTGCTAATTTAGAAAAATTTGCTGGTACAGGTGCCAGTAACTTAACCACTAAAATAGGTGAAAAAGCACAAGAGGCTAAATCAGCACGAAGGTCAAAAACAGAACAACAAATTGAAGCGATACAAAAAGGTATTGGTTCAGGATTTGGCGGAATGCAAGTATTAAAAAATCTAGCTAACATACCTGCTAATGCACCTGCTGATAAAGCTCTTGCTGATAAAGCTGCTGTTGATAAAACTGCTGTTGATAAAGCTGCTGTTGATAAAGCTGCTGTTGATAAAGCCGCCACTGCACCAGAAGCAACCGCCACTCAATCTGTACAACCTTATAGCAGCACTGGTAAACCGGTTAGTACATTAGATGTAACAACACCTACTGGCGGAACCGGTAGAGTACAGTTTGCTGATGGAAGAAAGCTTTCTGATGCCTCTATGCAAAACATACAAGGTGTTATGAAAAGAGAAGCTGATCCTGCTTTTAAAGCAAGACTAGCTGAAGAAAACGCCAGAGTAGAAAAAAGAATGGCCGAAGGTAGAGCTTCTAACGCACCTGCTCAACAACAAGTACAGCAAGTACAACAGCAACAAGCACCTGACTACTCAGGCGATATAGAAGAACTAATGTCTCAAATGCCTAGCGGATCGTCTACTGACAGTTTAGGTACGATGATAGCTAATAAATCAAAAAGAGCCGGTATTTTAGCAAGAGTGGGCGCTTTACAAAATGCTCAAAAGATGGCCGGAGAACGTGCTTCTGACGCTAATAGATTAGCTGCTGAACAAGCTCGTGCTCAAACCGCTGCTCAAACTGAACAAACAAGGTTAAATGAAGCCCGTCAAGATCGATTATCCGGTAGAGATTTAGAAGAGCGTAAGTTTGCACAAGGACAGGAAAACATTGAAGCTACTAGAGGAGCAACAGCAGCTGAAAGAGAAGCTACACATGGATATCAGCAAGCTACGTTACAACAAAGAGCGGATATCGCTGCAAATACGCCACGTCCCTATACGATAGGCGGAGAAAAAGTTAATGTTACACCAGCTGAAGTTCCAGCATTACAAAAACAATATGAAATATCTCAATACGAACATCCTGAAGGCCGTGGATGGTTTGAATCAGATACAGCTCAAAAAACAAGGGAACAAGCAGGAGATACTGCAAGATGGGCTAAAGAACACCCTCAAGAAGCTAAAAAAGAAAGTAACGATGCCGACATGAATACTCTTTTGATGAGTGATGCAACTAAAGAGACAAAAGATAATGCTTTAGAAGCTTATAAACAGCGATACGGAACGTCATTTAGATAGTGTGTATACTCCACATATAAATTTTAAAAAATACATTTTAAAGGATATTAAATAATGCCATCCAGCTCTCTTAATTTAGACGAAATTCTAGCAAACGCTTCTTCTACTAATACCTCTAAAGGAGCCCCTAAATCATCAGAACTGGACAAAATATTAGCTCCTTATGCAACTAAAACGCCAGAGCAAGTAGAACCAGAAACAGAACAAGGTAACATAGGTACTGACGTATTAAAATCAGTAGTTAGAGGTGCAGCGGGTATACCCGAAGCTTTAGCCGAACCTGTTCAAACCGTAGCCGGCGGTGCCGGTAAGCTGCTTGATATCGCAGCTGGAGAACAAGCTGAAGTAGGGCCAGCAGAAGCAGGTGTAGCCGAATACGGCGGCCTGATGCGTGAAGCCACTACTCGAAAATTAAAGAAAGCAGCCGCAGAAGCACTACCTTATTCAACCGCTACCCAAGCTTCACAAGAAGAGTTCGGTAAACAATTAGCCGATATCCAAGCTAACAAAGAAATGGGCTTGCCTGAGCGTGTTTATGAATCAGGTAAAGCGGCTATTACCCACCCAAGAGCGGCTATCCCATCAATCGGTGAAAGCGGAACACAGTTCTTAGCTGGCGGAGCAGCGGGTAAAGCATTAGGATTAGGCGCCAGCGCCTTTAAACAAGCCGTTGGTATTAACGCCTTGTTGGAAGGGGGTGGCGGTAGTGAAGGTGCAAGAGAAGAAATCGCTAACACACCGGTAGAAGAATTACGTAAAGCGCCACGCTTTCAAGAATTAGAAACCCAATACGGTACTGATAAAGCGTTAAAGATTGCCCAAGAATTAGCAGGTTCAGCTGCATTTACACCCTCTGCTATCGGCGGCGGTGCGGCTACTGCACTTACAGGCGGTGGTGCCGGCGGACGTTTATTAGAAAGTGCTTTTGGTACTGGCGCTAGAGAAACGATACAACCGGGTCTTAAAGGCATAGCTAGGTACGCGGCTAAAGAAGTACCTAAGTACATGGCCAAAGAAATACCTGAAGAAACGATTCAAGGTGTTACCGGACAATTAGGACAAAACATTGCGGCTCAACCTTATACTGGCGTACCTTTAACTGAAGGTTTGGTAGAACAAGGCGTAGCCAGTGGTCTACAAGGTGCAATCGGCGGTGGTGTTTACGGTGGTGCTGGTGTAGGTACAGATATAGCAAGAACATCTTTAGAACGTAGACGTGATGCAGCAGGAGCGATTGATGAAGGAAACCTTGACACTACAGGCACTGGAACAGCTTTACTTGGCGCAGACGGAAGCGTTATCCCAGCTGGTACTACGGGTGCAGGAACTGGAGGAGCAGGTGGCGGTCAAGCACAAGGTGACGTTGACCGTACTGGAGCAGCACAAGCAGGTGCTGGAACAACAGCGGCTCAAGGTGCAGCTCCAACAAGGACTGAGCAGGTAACATCCGATTTAATTAATACTTTAACAACAGCAATAACCACTAACCCAACTACTGGCGTTACATCTAAAGCCGCTTTGGCCGGTGTTACTTCAGGTGTAGCAGCACCTATAATAGACGCGGCAACTCAAGATACACAAGAAGCTCAAGCCGCTTTAGAAGCGCAACAAGATCAAGATGCTCAAGATGCGCAAGCTCTATCTACGCAACGCGATGTAGATATTCCAGCAGAAATATTTACAGGGTCTACAATAGATGGTAAGAAACCTGAAAAAGTTGCTTTTATTGATGATACATTAAACCAATACGATTTTGCTATTAGTGATTTATTAGATCAAAAAAGACAAGCTGTAGAAAACGGAACGACACCACCTGTCGCTAACTTAGGAAGATTAAGAACGATAGCAAAAGATTTAGGTGCGCCGTATTTAAAATCCAGTGAAGGCGATTTAATACACAATATTACACTTCGATTATCACAACTTAGAACGATACAACAAGAAACAACAGAAAATGGCCTTAAAGAAACAACTACACCAACTACAGCAGCACAACCAACAACACCAGGAGCAGGTACTACTGAACAGGCACCTCCTCCAATGGGCGAAGCCCAAGGTGAAACCGTCACTCCTCCAACGGGTACGGAAGCTACTACAGGATTAACATTTAATGACCAAGGCGAAGACACAACCCAGATCGATAAAGAAGGGCAAGAAGACCAAGGGCAAGAAGAGCAAAAAGTAGCGCCTGTAGAACAGCATTTAGTCAATAACGTAAAAGTTAATCTTAATAGCTTAACACCGACGCAACGAACTGAATGGGATGCGGCTAACGAAAACTATAACCTTGAAATAGGATATGCAAATAGTATTAGTGACTCTCAAGAACGAGGTAAACGTTTAAATGCGGCTGGCCAAAAGCTATCTGCTGAGAGAAGACGTATTACCGGACTTTATACGGATAAAGAACGTGTAAAAAATGTTGCTTTTGCTAATAAAATTAGAGAGGGTGCGCCTTTACAAACTAAAGATGGTGAGCAAGTTACGGCTGTATCTACACCTTCCTATGGAAAAGTAAAAGTAAGATCAGCTTCTGGCGTAGAGAGTTCTATCCCAACTAGCGATCTTAAAGTAACCCCCGTTCAATTGCCAAGAGCAGAAACAATAACCCTACCTGATGGAACTTTAGAATTTGTTGGCTATAAAACAGAAGAAAAAGCGCCAGAAGCAAAACAAGCACCTGTATCAGCAGCAGCTGATCAACAACAAGCCCCCAGCGAAGCCGCTATTGAAGCAAAAGAAGCTTACCCTTTAACCGGTGCTGATTTCCAAGGTATTCATGTCGCTATTGAAAACCCAGCGGGAACTGTTCGCTCCGGTACAGATGCCAACGGTGAAAAATGGGAAATACAATTAAAAGATAACTATGGAAGTATGCCTAATGTAAGGGGTGCGGATAAAGATCATCTTGATGTATTTACACCTGTTGGGCTTACCAAAGAACAAGAAGATAAAACTAAATACGCTTACGTAGTTGATCAGTATGTAGTTGATGATAACGGTAAACAGACAAATCAATTTGATGAGCATAAGGTTATGCTCGGTTACCCTAGTCTAGCTGCGGCTAAAGAAGCATACTTAAGAAATTACAATCCCGGTTGGAGTGGCTTTGGCGCTATTACCGCTATGTCAATGGCCGATCTAAAAGCTAAGACTAATGAAGTTTGGGATAAACCAATAAAGCCTAAAAAGGTAAGAAAAGCAAAAGCCGCTTTTTACACAGCACCATCTGGATTAGAAGAGCTTCAAGGCGCTATTAAAAAATTAGGCGGCATTAGAGATGCTAACGGACCTAAATCGGCTTTTTCTGATTATAGGGGAAGGCGTTATCAAGCCATTTTTAATAACGGTACTAATGCGTTAACCATGGATGACATGGCAACTTCTTTAAATCAATACGGCTATGATATAGACGGTGAAAATGGTTTATCAGAATTGCTATATGACTCATTAAGAGGAAATGAATACTACACGCCAGCTGGCCATGAAAATCTATTGGCTATTCAAGAAAAAGAAAATTTCAATGATGAGCAAGCAAGACAATTACAAAAATATGAAGATGCTGTAGAAGAAGGGCTTATAGATAGCACAGATTTTGACGATGCTATTGGATATTTAGAAGACGATTTTAACTTCGGTGACATAGTAACCGGAGAAGACCTTAATGACTTTTGGGGATTTAACGATGAATATGACGAGAGAACAGATGTTGGCGGTTTTGAAGGCGGCGAAGAGGCGGCAGGAGGAGAAACAGAAGAAGTAACACCTTATACACCGGGTGCGCCTTTATTAAAGACCTATACCCAAGAAGAAATACTCGATCAGCAAAATGAAGCTAAACGATTAGCAGCTGAAAAAGCGGCTGCTGATTTAGCTGCGGAGCAAAAAGCCCAAGCAGATAGAGAAGTTGATACGTTTCAAGACTGGATGTTAGGACTTGGCGGTACAGCAACTACTGATATGTTTGCCGAAGAAGGCATTAAGAACTTAGGCGGAGCTGAACCCGTACAGAAAACAGAAACTAACGGCATAAAACAGCCTGAATTAAATAGTGATGACCTAGCAAAACACATAGCGGATGCAGCAAGGGATAAAGGCTATAGCTGGAGTAAGAATAAAGACGGAACGTTTGATATAAAATCAAACGGTGTCCACATTGCTACAGCTGCATATCAACCTGATTCTGCTGAAGAACTAACGGCCTTAGTATTAAAAAACTATAAGACCGCATTAGATCGTGAAGGTAAGGAATTACCTAGCAACCCAAAAGAAATGACTCGTGATCAATTTTATATTGCTAGTAGATTCGGAAAAATAATTAACGATTTTGAAATTAGCGGGGATGACATAGCCAACAAGACTGGCGGCATAACGACTAATGAATATGGCGGGTTTGCGATTGATCACGATGCGCTATATGACCGATTACAGAAAACAGACCTTGCACCTAGAATTTCTAAAGCGCAATTAGCAGATAGACTATTCAGTGCGGTTATGTTCTATTTGAAAAACCATCCATCCAGCGATGGCAAACCATATAGAGCTTTAGCAAAAGCCGCTAAAACCAATCAAAAAGCAGCTGAAATATTCAGTTTTGTAAAAAGCGTAAATGCTAATTTTATTAAGCTAGATAAAGCGGATTGGCAAACAGCGGATGCAGAATTAACTAAACAGTTAGAGTCTTTACCGGAAGAGCTGTCTAAAGAATACGAACGTATATTAGGTGCGGGTCTTAATGCTGTTGATTTTGAACAGTCTATTAAAGACATGCAAGAAAATCTAACCCCAGCTGAAATAAAGGCGCTTGCTACTGAAACTAAAGCTGATATAGAAGGGGAAGAAGCCACTAAAAAAATAGAGCAGTATAAACCTCAGTTTAGTAGGCAAGAACAACGTATTTTAGGTAAGTCAAGAAAAGGATTATCAAATAAAGAAGTTTTAGATCGTATTCCTGAATTAGCAGAACACGCTAAAAAAATGCGTGAAGCAGATTATATTACGGACGAAATGCGAGTAGAGCATCAAAGACTGGTTGATTTATATAAACCAGTTGAACCGTATGAATCAGTGCCAGAACCAGTGCCTGAAAAACAAGCAAGATTTGCTTTAGCAAATGGTAAAGGGCAAAGTGAGAAGAAAGCGGATAAGTATGGTTTACCAGCTGCATTCTTTAAACTAGGTGACTGGGTACAATTTAGATTAGATATACCTTCGTATTCTCAAAACAATACTTGGATAAATTCTATACACACTCCAAAATCAATGACGGGTACTGATGCTTCATTTAAAGCAGGTCCTGTTGTTGGGTATGAATCTGCTAGTGCCGCCACCAATGTAAAATTTGGTGTAGGCCAAGATGACTCTTTAGATATTGCAACAGGTAAAAATAAAGGGACTATTGCCACAATACTTGGCCAATGGAAACCAATGTCTAATGAAGAGATGTACGAACGAGCCCAAGCTATTGTAAATCAAACTGCTCCAGATTATGCACAATGGACTCAAGTTGGTATGGATCCGGAACGACATAGTTATTTTTATGACAGGGTTAACCAAGATGTCGTAGATAGCGCCGATGAAGTTATACAAATAGGACCGTTAGTTTTAGCTAAGAATGTGGTTTTTGGTGAAAAGAACCTTCCAAACCGCTATAGTAGACTAGAAGCGAAAAACGTAAATACGTTTGCCAATGCCCAAGAAGCTGAAAATGAATTAATTGATCAGTTTGGTCCTGGCATTGCCAACCTTATTAATACTAAAGTCCTTAACCTTACCCAAGGCCGTGACTCTTGGCCAGAATCGGCTAGAAAAGCAGCTGAAGGTTTCTTTACTGAAGCGGTTTACCTTAACGGTAAGGTCTATATCGATTTGCAGTCTACTGCTAGATATAGAATGAAGGCTGTTATCTTACATGAATTAGGTGAGCATTTTAATCTTGAGCGGATGCTTGGCTTAAAAGGCTACGCTGATTTACAAAACCAAATTCGTAATCAATCAAGAGTAGAAGGTTCTGAAACGCAACGTGTTTGGAATCAAGTTAAAAATCTTTATCCTGATATAGATGAAGGCAGTAAGGAGTTCATTTCTGAGGTGATTGCTAAGTTAGGAGAGAATAACCCTAACCTACCTTGGTATCGTCGCCTGATCGCTAAAATTAAAGCCTTCCTAATGGAACGTGGCCTAGCTAGAGGTTTTATAACCGGAACGCTAACTGATTCAGATATGCACGAATTGCTAGTAGCTAGTTTGAAAAGTGCCATCCACGGTAGAACGTTAAATAAAGCATGGGCGTTTGGTGGAACTCCAGCTATGGCTTCTTCACAAGGCATACAAAAAGGAAAACTCTTAGCGCCTAACGGTAAACCTTCAAACCTTAATGCTGTGCAACATGCGCAAGTAAGAACACCTGAGTTCATAAAATGGTTCGGACCGTGGGAAAACGATCCTGAAAACGCATCTAAAGTTGTCGATGAGAATGGGGAACCACTTGTTGTTTATCACACTAGACAAAAAGGAAATGATTTTACTAAATTTAGAAGCGGAACAGCAGGGCTTATATGGTTCGCTGATTCAAAAGCTGGGTCGATAATGGCTGCTATGGGAGAAGGTGACACAATAGAGGTTTATTTGAACGCAAGATCACCCTTTAACACTAAAGAAACAGCCGTTCATTTTGGAGACATACCCTATACTAAATATAATGAAAAGTTAAACAGAGTTACCAGCGTTCTTGAACGTACTGGTGATGATCTTATTTATGTAGAAGATGAGTCTGGAATTGCTTTTGCAGTTCAAAACCCCAATCAAATAAAATCAGCTACCGATAATGTCGGTGCATTCTCCAAAAAGAACGATGATATTCGTTACAGCCGTCCGGCTCCTGCCGCCGGTACTGAAGGATCAGCACAATACCAACAGCAGTACAGAGAATGGTCAGCTATTATCTCAGAAGGGTTTGATAAGCTATCTAGCCAAGTAGCTTCAGTTAAATTAGCTTTTTTATCAGTACAACAAATTGTTGAAAACTGTAAAAAATACCTACCTGCTGCTTATAGTTATGAGAAGTACCGTAGGTTAAGAGATGGTTTACAAACGCAATGGGTATTGGCAGGTGATAAAGTCAGTGCTTTAACCCATAACATATTGACCAAAGCGCAACATGGTGAACTAACCGGCGTAGTTCAAGACTCTACTATTATTAATGTAGATGCTTCTAAAGCTTGGACTGGCGTTAAGAAAATGCCGGCTACCGACATAGAAAGCGAACGGTATCTTGCTTTCACTCAAGCTAAATTTAATAGCAAATACACTGATGAAATTATTGATTTTGCTAATCAGCTTAATGAGCAACACGCAATCAATAAGGTAAACCCATTAACCTTTTTTAATGGTAACGCCGCTTTTAACACTTTAGAAGATGCTCAAACTTTTGAGCAATTTTTAAAAGCACAGGAATTAAGATATGCGGCCTTTACAGAAGCGCGTTATAAAAACCCAAATACTGATAGAAAAGCTAAACATCCTGCTTTAGTAGCTCGATATAACGTTATGCCACAAGCGTCTAAAGACTTCTATGTACAGTCTAATGAGCTGTTAAATAAGTTAGCTGATGCCAAACAAGATACATTAGAAGAGCATGTAAGAGAAGCTATCCTAGACGGCAATCGTAGAATTGAAATGAACAAACTGCTTAGATTGCATTACGAAGCTAACCGATTATCACAATACTACGCGCCTTTATCTCGTTACGGTAAGTTCTGGTTCTATGGAAACTTTACAGACGGCACTAAAACCTTTCGTAATTTTGAAACTCAAAAAGCGCGTGATAAAGCTTTGGAAGAATTTAAGAATTTAAACGGTGAAGACTCTATTATTGCAGACGGTAAATCTTTCAACAGTGCTTTGAGAATAGAAGGCGGATCAGATAGCTTTATTTTACAAATTAACACATTGATATCCGGCGCTGGCCTTGATGAAGATATATCTGAAAAACTAAGAGATGATATCTATCAAATGTACCTGTCTACACTGCCTGAAGTTTCTTTACGTCATAGTGCTCAACATCGTAAAGGCACTAAAGGTTATGAAGAAGATGCAGAACGCAACTTTGCTAATCACATGACCCATGGTGCATCTCAGTTCAGTAACATGAAGTGGGGTAAGAAAATGGAGCAAACTATTAAGCAATTGCGCGATATTATCACCATGTCTACCGCACCTTATCGTCAACAAGATGGTTTACGTAAAATAGAAGCGGCCAGATTACTTTTAGGCAACTGGGAAGAACTCTCTGAACCCGGTGTACTAGAAGCGCAAATAGAAGCTGCTGAAAGTACACCTGAAGTTATTTTACTAAGGGAAGTTCGTAAAATACGTAATAAGTACAGAAGCCTAGATGCTTTAAATGATGCCATTGAAAGCGGTAGATCGCTTTATGACGATGTAAGCGATGAAGCTTTCCAAGTGCTGTCTGATGATTGGGATAATTTAATAACCAGAGGCATGGTTGATCCACTTGAAGATAAAATTAAACGGGCTAAGTTAACCGATAAAGCTAAGTTACTAAGAGCGGCTAAGGATTTGCGTAACTCTTTTGGCAAAATGGATGTGGATGATGCAACAGAAGCTTTAGATTTAGTTATTGAAAAAACTCAAGATATTTATGACGGATCAAAATTATTAAACACTTCTGAAAAACGTGTAAAAGCGGTTGATACTGTGGATGAGTTAGAGATGACTTTTAACGCCATGGTTAATTCAGCAACCACCGCTATGGATCAAGCAGCAGGTAGTATTAGACAATTTGGTTTCTTATGGAACTTAGGTGCCAGCATATCAAGTACCATTATGAACTTATTCCAAACACCCGGTGCGGCAATGCCGGTAGCCATTGGAAAGCATGAGTTCAACAACGTATTAAAAGAGTTTAACCATGCTTACAATGAGTTTATAGCGTCTGTAAAAAGCGGTAAATACGATGAAAACGGTAATGCGTCTATATCCGCCATTATGCAAGAACGCCTGAATAGAATGACTGAATTTTCACCTGAATATATGGAGTTGAAAGGTGAGCTAGATGCACTTAACCTATTCAAACAGGATGGTACTGTTGCCAGAACACAAACCATGGATATCATGGGCATTGGTAAAGAAGGTTATCAACATGGCGGTAAGTTAGGTGAGTTCTCTAAGAAAATGGGCTGGATGTTCCATCATGCTGAACGCTTAAACCGTGAAGTAACACTGGTAGCTGCTTATCGATTAGCAAGAGCTGAAGCCCTTAAAAAAGGCATCAAGATGGGTATAAACAGAAATGAAGATGTTGGCGAATGGGCGGATGCTGTTGAATACGCACGTTACGTTAATGATCGTTCACAACTGAATTACTCACCGGATAACGCCGCTAGAATATTTAGAGGCTGGCCAGCGGCTATTGCTTTACAGTTTAAGAAATATCAACAAGGTATGTTGTATCTTTGGGGACGTACACTGGCCGATAAATTAAACGGCTGGAAAAAGATGCCTGACGGAACTCAAGAAGAAAAAGATGCTAAAGCAGCCGCTAAACTAGAGTCTCAACAAGCAGGAAGAACGTTTGTAGCGTTATTAACCATGCAAATGTCTTTTGCCGGTGCATTAGGACTGCCTTTAGTGGGTGCATTAACCGTTGTTGTTAATATGATCGGTGATGCTATATCTGATGCCGATGAGCCATGGGATTGGAGAAGGGAGGTTCGAGTAGGGCTAACTGATCTAACCGGTGAGTTCTTTGCTACAGCGGCTACTAAGGGGTTATTTAACGCTTTCTCTACTATTGGCATTCCACTAGGTGATATAGCCGGTCGTATGTCTCTAGCCGATACTATATTTAGAGAACCTATGCAGAACATGGAAGGTAGAGATGAAGTTACTCAATACCTATCATCTATAGCTGGCCCATTCGGAGGTCTGGTTGGTAATGTATGGGAAGGTGTACGCTTGGCCGGAGAAGGTAATTATGCCAGAGGTGCTGAAACCGCTTCACCAAAAGTTATTAAAGATATCATTAAATCTACCCGATTTATGTCTGAAGGGGCTAGTTCAATAGATGGCGCTCAGTTAAAAGAGATGTCCTTCATGGAAATATTTGAGCAAATGGCCGGTTTCGGAAGTGCTGAACTGGAACAGAAATATGCTGAACGTGGCTACTATAAAGAAGCTGAGAAAAGTATATTAAGTAAACGTCAAAAAATACTCCATGCAGCGGCCAAAGCTAGACGAGAAGGTGATACGTCTAAACAAGAAGAAGTGGCAGCTTGGAATGAGCGCCATCCGCTTAAACCTATTACTAATCAAAACATTAGTGCTTCTATTAACGCTACTAAACTGGGTGAAAAGAAACGAGGGGTTAGGGGTTATACCACTGATCCAGATTTAGAATTAGCATTTGATTTGCAAGATTATGATGAGGAATAATTAACCCATAAATAATTAATTTACGCACCTATAAAGATTTAAATCTTCAACTACACTTAAAGATATCAGTATAGCTTAAACGTTATGTTGATTTTGAGAGATGTTTCTCAGATGTCCCGGCATCATCCGGGCTAAGTATAGGAGAATTACTATGGCTATCACAGATAGTGCAGGTAATGTTGATTTAAATTCTTTATTGAAAGGTGCGGAAATGGGCAATTTATTAGGTGGTACAGGTTCTGGTTCAGATAGCCTCGGCGGTGGACTTTTACTCGGTTTGCTATTAGGTAGAACTAATCTATTAGGTGGCGGAACTGATGCTGCTGCGGTTGCTGCTGCTGATCGTCTAACTGCTGCTGATGTACAAAACATAGTATCTGCAAATGCTAATTCACAAACATTAGGTAATGTTGAAGGTGAGATTTGGAAAGCAGAAGGTCAATTACAGGCTGCTTTAGCAGCTTCTACTAATGCTGCTCAAATTGCAACTTTGAACTCAGAGATTGCTAATTTGCAAGGTCAAGGTGTTATAGTTAAAGCTGTAACTGAAGGTGCTGCTGCTATCGCCAAACAAGGCGGAGAAGGTGTTGCTACTACCTTAGCTGCTTCTGGTAATGTTATTAATGCTGTAAATACAGGCAATGCTGCAACTGCTGCTGGTTTTGGCGTAGTTAATACTAATATTGCGCAGTTAGGTTCTCTGACTCTACAGGCAGTTAACAATGATGGCGATAAAACTCGTGCTGCTATTTCTGCGCTTGCCGCTTCAATACCTAATGCTCGTGAACTTGACTTACAACGTCAGTTAGCTGTAGCTTTGGATGACCATAGACATACTACTACAAGAGGTATTGTCGAATCTGGTAATACAACTGTAACTACTAATGTTGCTCAATCCACTTCACAAGCACAGTTGCAGCAACAAGCAATTATTACTAATGGTTTGTTAGGTCAGTTGATTGCTTCTCAACAAGCTACTAATACTGCTGTAACTATTGGAAATGGTAATCGCCCTACTCAAACAGCGAATAATGTTGGATGAATACCCGTAGCATTTGATGATATTTTTATTACTACTAACATAACTGAAGTAAAATCTTGTTCAGATGATGAGCCGGAAGACATTTCACTTGAAGAGTATAAAGATACATCTTATGGGGATAGTAGCACTGGTAGAGGACATGGGAAACCTAGTCCTCGAAATGGTTTAGTTAATAAAAAGGTATAACATGACAAGTCCGATTATTTTATCTCTTGAACAACAACTCGCAGCACTAAAAGCTAGTGCGGAGACGTTAATCCCTGTTAAGGAACCGGCTGCGGTCAGCGCACCAGTTACGGTAAGTCTTGAAGATTTACGCAGCATGGTTAAAGAATTGATAGGGGAAGAAAGAAAGATGAAAGTCGGAGATGAAGTAGTACCTGATATTAAAGAATATACCATGTTGGAAGCCGTAAATTTAGCATTAACCGGAGAAGAACAACGTTGGCTCTGTAAAGACGATGTTATCAAAGGTGTTGCTAATTTTATGGCGACCGATGATGGTCAAGTTATAACTAAGCAATTTATTATTGCATATAGGAACTATTATGATAGTTAAACACAGTATAGAATCGACAACAGATGAGAGCGATGCCATGTATTCTATGGTTACTGGGATATGTCTAGCTGAATACCCAACCGTAGAAGCACAAACTGCTGCAATCATGGCTGCTAAAGATTCTTTTAAAGTTGCACTTGATAAACTGATAGACACAGCTTTTACATACGGTCAAAAGATCGGTAAATCGAAAGCTGATAAAACAGATACCGCGATGTATAGGGATTAAAAAACCTTTTTAAAAAGGGCAAATATTAAAAACATCTGCCCTTTTTTAACCCTTTCATATTCCCCTTTTTAACCCCTTCTAAATACTTGATTTAAATACAAGATTGTGCAATCAAAAGGTTTGATAAATAGTGCTTTTTAGTGTACGCTTGTGAAAAATATTTCCTCTCTTCAACCAAAGGTTTATTCACATGGCAGCTTTAACTAACTACACCGAAAACAAACTCATCGATCATATCTTTAGAACAACCAAATGGACTCCAACTGGCCTTATCTATATCGGACTCGCAACAGCTATTACTGATGCAGGAAACGAAGCACTTACTATTACAGAAGTAATCGGCGGATCATATGCCCGTGTTGCAAGAAACCCTTTAGATGCTAACTGGGATGCACCTGTTAACAATAACGGTACAACTGCTAATACAGCCAGTATCCAGTTTCCAACTGCAACAGCTGATTGGGGTACGGTTACTCACTTTGTTATCTATGAAGCTGCTTCTGCTGGTAATGCTCTTATTTATTCGGCGTTAACTAACGCCAGAACGATTACCAATGGTACTACACCAAGTTTTGCTATAGGCGCATTGACTTTCCGAATAGACGACTAAGATATGGCTACTGTTACTCTACGATCTGCTGTTAATCGTGCTTTAACCAGTACAGAGATTGATAACAATTTTATTAATCTTGATACTGGTAAGGTAGAAGCTGGCACACCTGTCTTTACTGGATTGGTAACTTTACCAAGTCAAGATATTGATATGACTGATTCAAGTTTGCCTGATATCGCACCAAGTTTAAACTTGGACTTTGCAAACGGAGAACAGTTAGACAGTAGAGTGACGTTTGGTCGAGGGAGTGCTGGAACTTACTATGACGGTAAGAGTGTTGCGAAAGCTGAGGAGAATTTGTTTACGCAGAGTAATTTTCAGGGTGGATGGAACCTTAATGCGGCTACATATTCAGTGTCAGGCAGTATAGCTGCGCCTGATACAACTTTGAGTGCTGCCACGCTAACCTCAACAAATAGTGCTGTTGGCTCGCTGACGATTATATATCGTACAAGTAGTAGCATAGGATTTACTGGGATAGGAACATTTAGTGTTTACGCTAAAAAAGGAACTTCTAATTTTTTAGGTATGTCAAATAGCACCACTGGCTCGTATGCTTGGGCTAATTTTAACTTAGCCACAGGGGTTGTTGCGAGTTCAGGAGGATGTACCGCGTCCATTGTTGATGCAGGAGCAGGATGGTATCGCTGCATTATGGCTAATATTACGATACCGCAAAATTATATAACCTATGCAGGAATAGATGCAGACCCAGCAAATAATACCAATGTTTTTGGAGTATTTACATCAGGCAATACAATTTACCTTTGGGGCGCACAAGCAGAAAACAGAGCATCAGTTACAGCCTACACACCCACAACTACAGCTCCAATAACTAACTACATTCCAGTTTTACTATCTGCACCCTTAAACACCCCAAGATTTGACCACGATAGCAGACCTGCTTTCTATGGAACTTGTACGGTATCGGGTTCTGCGGTAACGCTACCTACGACTTTCGCTGATGGTTCTAGCCCTTCCACTGTTAACAAGTTCTACAGTGGAAGTATCACCATATCAGGTACGTCTTATCCAATTACTAATTATGTAGGCAGTACACGAGTTGTTACGGTAACGGGTAGTCCTACGGCTGGTGTTTTTAGCTTGGTTAATAAGAACTATGGACAGAGTTTAGGGCTGTTGATTGAGGAGCAGAGGACTAATCTGGTTACTTATAGTAGTGATTTTAGTAATGGAATTTGGGGTAAAGTAAATAGCACTATTACAACAACATCAAATATTGCGCCAGATGGTACTCAAACTACACAATCATTAATAGAATCGGTTACAAATTCAAGACATTTCGTTTACCAATTAAAATCCATAATTGCGACATCTATATATTCTGCATCAGTATATATAAAAGCTGGAGTTAGACGATACGCAACACTAGGATTAAAAAATAATGTACCTTCTCTTTTATACGCTATAAATATTGATTTATTAACAGGTGTGATAACAAACACTACTAGCGGTGGTTCTCCTACTGGAATTTCTTCAGCGGTAGTACCAGTAGGTAATGGTTGGTATAGATGCACAATTAGTATGACTTCTATCACAGGAGATACAGCATTTTATTCTGCAATAGGGATATCAAATTCACCATCACCATCTTGGTCAGATGAGTGTGCATCTTATCAAGGCGATGGCTACTCAGGCATCTACATCTGGGGCGCACAGCTCGAAGCAGGTTCTTTCGCAACTTCCTACATACCCACACCTTCCAATGCTACTGTAACAAGGTTTGCTGATAGTGCTTCTATGACAGGAGTGAATTTTAGCTCTTGGTATAATCAGAGTGAAGGGAGTACATTTTTTGAATGGAACTCTTATGGTTCTTCAGACCCTACTATGGGTATAAAATTTGATAGTGGCAGTGATGTTAATAGAATACAAATTGGTGCTACTACTAAAACTGGTCTAGCATTACGAACTTATATAACTACAAATAATATAACACAATTAAGTTTAATTTTTGGTACTACTGCTATTAACTTATTTAGTAAGTCTGCGTTATCTTGGTCATCTAGTAGTTGTATAGCTTATTGGAATGCAACTACTAATAGTTATATAGGAACTATTTCTTTACCAATAGTTAATAGATTAATGATAGGTTGTGATTTTGCTCCAGGTGTTACTGGACAGATTAACGGTCACATCCGCAAACTTACTTATTACCCCAAAGCTCTAACCTCAACTCAGCTCAAAGGATTAACTAAACCATGAGTCTAATTATAAAAAGACAAGGCGTAGGTGGTAAAGGTTCTCCGCTTACTTCCAGTGAAGTAGATGCTAATGTCAATAACCTTAACAATGACAAAGTTGAAACAGCCAACAGCACTTTCACTGGAACACCCAGTCTTGTTGATAACTTAATACCATTGACTGGAACGGTATTACCTGCTATCTACCCAACACTTAACCTAGACTTTGCTAATAGCCAAACACTAGACCCAAGAGTTACTTTTGCCAGAAGTAGTACAGCGACTTATACCGATAAGACTGGTTTGGTTAAACTTGCCAATCCTAATATCCCTCGCTTTGACTTTGACCCAATCAACAGAAAGTGCTTGGGGCTACTGATAGAAGAAGGTAGAACTAATCTATTGGTTAATTCCACAATAGATGGAGCTAACCTTGCCACTCAGAATATAACCACCACTGCGGCTGCTAGAACTTTGAGCTTCTATGGAAGTGGAAGTGTTGCATTGTCGGGTAGAGTTAATATGCTAACTAAGACTGAAGATCTTAACAACGTGGCGTGGGAAAAACCCGATGGCGCACTAACCATTACGGGTGGCGTTTCTGACCCGCTTGGTGGGTCAACGGCATTCACGCTAACAACATCGGCTGTCAATCAAAGATTTAGCCAACTTAATGGTTTGTCTAATATTTCTGCGTCGGTATGGATTCGACGTAGAACAGGCTCTGGTGCAATTGGTTTATTTAACGGGGCTGCTTGGTCTGCACTCGCTATCACATCGGAATGGAAACTATTTTCTGTCGCAGGTGGGTCACTTTTTTCTCTATACTTGAGTGCATCAGGAGATGCTTTTGATGTGTGGCATCCCGATGTACGCCCAACTAACACCACCAACTTTTTACCAGCCTATCAAAGAGTTAATACAACTACTGACTTTACTCCTGCAACAGCAACCATAGTCGGTCTAGGTGCTTATCCAACTCGCACAACTTATACCTATACTCCTACGGCTGGAACACTTACAGTAACTGTTAGTGGAACTGTTCAGTATGCCAATGATGAAGCGGGAAAGTTTGCCACAAGTTTTATGCCTACAGGTGGAAGTAGTTTTAGTCGGGTTGCTGACAGTGCTAGTATGACTGGGGTGAACTTCTCTAGTTGGTTTAATCAGGCTGAGGGTAGTTTTTATATTGATGAGGATTTATTAGCACCTACTAATCAAGTTGATGGATACTCCATCCGAGTTGCGGGTGCTTCAAAACCATATGTAGTGGGATATAGAAATTCTCTAACAGCCACTAAAGCTGCGTTTGTAGGTTATTCTGGTGGGACAACTCAAATAATTGTAGGTAATCCCATGAAAATTGCTATGTATTATTCGCTAGTTAGCGGATTTTACAACGGCATAATAAATGCCACAATATCAAATGCAGATATAGCGATTGGGGATTTTAGTGGAATACAATCTACCATGATTATAGGCTCGTATGGCGGGGGTTCAGCAGGAAACCTTAACGGTCACATCAAAAAGCTTACCTATTACCCCAAAGCACTTTCATCTTCTGAACTCGTAGGACTAACACGATGAGTACCATTGTAAAACGCATCACGAAAGGTACTACGCTAACTTTATTAGAGTTAGATGCCAATATTAATAACCTGAATACAGGTAAGCTGGAAGTATCTGGAGGAACACTCACCGGTAGACCTAAACTTGCCAATCAAGATATTGATATTATAGAGCCTAAGTATCCCACTATTAAACCTTCTTTGAATCTGGACTTTGTTAGTAGCAGACAGCTTGACCCAAGAGTTACTTTTGCTAGGAATAGTACCGCAGCTTATTATGATGGGAAGACTACTGCGAAGGCTGAGGAGAATTTACTCACATATTCACAAGATTTTAGTAATGGGATTTGGGTAAAGGGAGGCGGTAGTGGTAGTATAGTAGTTAGTAATTCTACAGTTGCGCCAGATGGGACAAATACAGGCACTACTTATATTGCCGCTAATGGTGTAGGGTCAAATGCTAATGTATTGTGGGAAGGGTCAATCGGGTCTGGTAGTACAACATATACATATTCCGTATATCTAAAACAAGGAACATTTACATCAGCTAATTTTAAAATTTGTGTTTTTACTGGTATAGCACCCTCTGGATTTATTTCACAAACTGCCGTAGATATTGACTTAACTACTGGAAATCTTACAAACTTATCAAACGGAACATTTACATCCGTAGTACAAACATCGGTACCTGCAAATAATGGATGGTACAGACTTATTGTTACTGGTATAACTCCTTCTAATACTTATGGAATACAAGGCAGAATAACTACAGGCTCTACTGTAACTGGCGATGGTACTTCGGGATTTTATGTCTGGGGCGCACAGTTAGAACAACGCTCTTCAGTCACCGCTTATACCCCAACTACCACCGCACCTATTACTAACTACATACCTGTATTAAAGTTTGCTCAACCTAATGTACCAAGATTGGATTATGACCCAATTACAGGGAAGGCATTGGGATTGTTGATTGAGGAGCAGAGGGTTAATTTACTGAGTAATTCTGTTGGGAATGGAGCAAGTTGGAATGTTAGATCGGGGACTATTGTAACAACTGCAAATGCTCAAGTAGCTCCAGATGGCAATATAACGGCTACTCAAATAACAAAAACTGCAACAGTTGATAGTGTATGGCAGCAACCATTTACTGCAATTGTTGGTATAACTTATACTGCCTCTGCTTATTTTGAAAAAACATCTTATGCCAGTGTAATAGAACTTGCCATTAGATTGAGTTTTTCTGGGGGAGACTCAAGCGGATATCTTAGTTTTGATACTTTAACTGCTGCTTATGCAATACGATCTGGTGCATTGGGAGCGATATCTATTATAGATTGTGGACGTTATTGGAGGATATGTATTACATCATCAGGAACAACTACAGGTACTCTTCACGAAAGTGATTTTATCATTCGTCCTATTATGGGCAGTGTTGTAGGTGGCTTTACTGCTACAGCAACTGGTTCTTGTATATTTTGGGGCGCACAGTTAGAAGTAGGTTCATTCGCCACAAGCTACATCCCAACAACCACTGGAGCAGTCACAAGAGTTGCTGACCAAGCCAGTATGACGGGGACTAATTTTAGTAGTTGGTATAATCAGAGTCAGGGGGCAATGTATTGTGAGGGTGATACAGTAGTACCACAAGGCACGACTATAGCTGAAAATTTCTGGAGCTTATCTGATAGTTTAGGTACAAATTATGTAGCGGGGCAGATATATAATCAGACAAACTATCTTATAATCAGGGTTGCCTCGGTAAATTCTCAAATCGGCTTACTTGGATATACTCCAAGTTTAGCATTAAAATCTACTTACAATTTAGTAGATGGTGCTTATACTTTTTGCAAGAATGGAGTAATGAGTGGTGTTTTAGCAATAAATAAAAACGGATCTTATACGCAAATGGGGTTGGGTAGTGTATTAGCAACAAACTACTTAAACGGTCACATCCGTAAGCTCACCTACTACCCAAAAGCACTCACATCAACCGAATTAGTCGCACTTACAAGCTAAAGGAATATTATGAATATATATAAAGTATCTCAGGACTATACTTGGGGCTGTGTTGCTTACGGTCAAGCTTGGATATGCGTAGCTGAAGATGAAGAGTCAGCAAAGTTCAGTAAATTAGATCATTGGGAAGATATAGAAGTCTATTCAAATCCTAACGATCAGAACAGTGAAATAGTACCCTTTACTGACTTCAAAGTAGAATTTATATCAACGTACGATGGTTCAAACCCAGAACCTCATATTATTTTAGTAAGCTATCCAGAGTAAACAACAATGAAAAGATTAATACTTACAAGTCCAAGTGGACTAACGATTGACCAACTAACAGCAGAACAACAAGCAGCCATTCAATCTGTGTTTGCTCAGTATGTGTTGCCAATGCCTGGCACTATTACGGCTGGAGAGTCTACCTACAGTATAACCAGACCTGACCCAGAGTCTGCAGTAGAAGTGCCATTGCCTGATGTTACTACTACCTTCACAGGTACTTGTATCTTAGATGCAGTAACCAATGATAACTTTGACCCAGCAGTAATAGAGCCACTAGGTCTACCTTTTGTACTGCTTGGCATGTGGCAATGGGATGGAAGTGAACATTCGGCTTTAATTAATCTATTGCCTCTAGCACCTGAGTTCATCAACTATCTACCAGATGTGACTACTTACGATGCTGAAGGTAATGTAATTTCTACTAATCCACCTACTTTAACTATCCCCCATAACTGGTGTGGATGGGGAGATGTTGTACTATGAGTAACTTAATCGGAACTGCACCTGACCAAGTACCTGTTAATGGTATGTTAGGTAAACTAGCTTTTATAGATAGCGACCCTGCTTTCTCTGGTGCTATTGATGCGTTGCAAGCTGCACCTACTATTGCCAGTGCAGCTACTATTGCGCCTACTAACTTGATCACTTTTATAACAGGTAATGTAACTATATCGACTATTACACCACCCACTAATATCTTGGCTACGGGTGGTATATTAATTCTTATACCTAAAGATACTTCAACTTTTAGTACAATAGCTACGGGTGGTAATATTGCTGTTGCTACCTCTGGGGTTAAAAGCAAAGCATTAATAATGATTTATGATTCTGTCGCTAACCTTTGGTATCCAAGCTACTGATGGCACAAGTTTATGGTGATGTAGCGTATAACACTGACGGCTATTGGTTAGCAGCAGAAGAGTATCTTGCTGCAACACCTAGTATGTCTGCGTCAGGTACAGGGACTTTGTTCTTTGTACCTCAAGTCTATGGTGTTTCTACTTATAACGCTGATGGTTATTGGTTAACCGCTGAAGAGTATTTAGAGTGTTCAACTGTTGCTGTTAGTACCGGCCTCGGTAATATTTACTCTACTTTAAGCATATCAAGTACAGGCGTAGCGTTACCTTCAAGTATAGGTAATATCTATTCTGTTATGGGTTTATCTTCTAATAGCTATACGCTAAGTACAGGTATTGGAAATATTTATTCTACGATGGCTATTCAAGGTATTTCTAGCGCTGTTAGTACGATGACAGCCGGTATCTATCTGTCCAGTCTATTACAAGGTAATCCAACTGCGATATCCTCAAGTACAGGGGCTATTAAACTAGACAGTTATCTGTACTCAAACAGCAGTGCCTCACCTTTAGGTACGGGTAATATTTACTCTACGCTATCTATTCAAGGTAGTGCTAATGCGGTTAGTACGCTACAGGCTAGTATCTATTTATCAAGTCTTTTAAGAAGTAATTCAGTTGCAGTAGCTTCAAGTACAGCGGCTATTAAATTAGACAGTTATCTATACGCTGCCAGCTTTGTTAATCCAGTTAGTACCGGTAATATCTATTCAACGATGCTTATTCAAAGCAATGCAAGTGCAATAACTTCTACTTTTGCAAGGCTTACTTTTCCTTCTACTTACATTGGTCTTTTAGGCATCGACTCATTGACACCGGTGCATACACAGAATACGCTTACACCTTTATATACTATTCAGGATTATTATGAGTCTTAGAGAAATCATATATTTAGACAGAGATAACGAGATTGTGTTATCACTATCAACCAATGGGGTTGCTATTAACCATAGTTTAATTACACGTTGTCAGATTCATGTAGGCGATTATATAGTTGATAGCTTAACTAAACCGGCCTTGTTTGATTTTACCAATGTGGATAAAATTATATTAACGTTGGGCAGTGAGCCTATTGAAGTTGGTAAATACATAGCTAAACTCTATATTTACGATCTTGATAACCTAGATGGTGTGTCGTGGGGACAGCTTTCCGTAACGGTAAAATACTAGATGTTATAATATAACATGTGTAAAAACCTGTTAGTTTTTGTACTGTTAACAGGCTGTGTTAATGCAAAGTATGAGCACTATGTTGAAGTTAATAAACTACCAGCTGTGTTTAATGAAAACGAGATAGATAGGTATTTATTAACGCAGTATAAGAACGTTGATAGAGAACAAGTACGGCTTATCTATTATAAAGATGAGGTTTATATCGCTGATGAATTAGCGGTAGAAGGGGCTAGGTACAAGGTTAGCATAAAGATATTGGACTTAATTGCTAACTGTGCAATTAGAGGATGCAATAGAATAATCCATGCGCATAATCACGTTGGGCAATTCTTTGCAAAACCTTCCTCTGGGGATGTTGATACGGATGCTTTAGTAAAAGAACGCTTATCTTTTACCGATATAAAAATAAACTTGGTGGTCGTCGCTGATCACGACACTTACTGGATACGATAATGAAAATACTATCACTTATATTACCGGCCTTACTCATAGGTTGCACTACACCGCAAACCTGCAATGACCTTGCGTATCAAGCGTCTAACAATGCGTTAAATCAAACGATAGACAAACTTGATGAGCATGTCGCTTGGATAATGATGAAGAAGGGGAACTCACAACTTCCTTCTATGCAATACACAGCGAGTGATGAATCAACAATAGGCGAATCGCAAGACGTATCAGGTAAAAATAGTCCGACAGACTACACCGGACCAAGTTCCAGAGAAGCTTATGAAAAAACCTTGAAATCGTGCAATATAAAGGTAACTATAGCGGCTAAATAGGGATATTCTTAGAATTAAGATATACTATATGCAGGTAACGTTTAACATATTTTGCACATTCCTCAAAATTTAAAGTAAGGTAAGATCACATGAGCATACAAAACAGACAATTACTTACCGCTACTATCGCTTCAGGCGCTAGTTTTTCAAACACTATCGATTTATCTTTTCATGTTTTAGTAGGCTTTGTTACCCCTGCTGCATGGACAACCGCGGCTATCGACATAGAAGTTTCAATTGATGGGGTTAATTTTTTCACTAATACTTATGATAGTTCCGGTATCACCACAGGGATTTACCTGACTCCGGTCGTATCCTCTGGCTACTCTGTTGATGCTTTAGCCTTAATACCTTATAACTTTGTTAGATTCCGTTCTGGTACTACAGCAGTCCCTGTGAACCAAGCCGCTGCTAGAACTATTTCAGTTATCACTAGACCATTCATGTAAGCCATGAGTTTACTATTACTAATTAAGAAGAAGTTCAATCCCCGTAACTGGTTCGCAAAAGGAGAACAAGGCGCCTGGTACGACCCCAGTGACTTCTTACCTAACTGGCGTAGGAATCTGCTGACTTATAGTCAACGGATAGGTGGAACTAATTGGAGCGCAATTAACAATGGTACTTTAAATGGTACAAACTATACTGCTCCCGATGGCACTTTAACAGCAAGTCTTATTACTTCAACTGGGGCAGATTGTTATCTGATTCAAAACAATTCATTTACAACTGGAATACCTTACACTTTTTCTGTTTATCTAAGAGCAGATGCTAATGTAAGTATAAGTTTTGGTATAGGCGTAACTTTTACTACAGCGCCAATTACTACCACTTGGCAAAGATTTACATTTACGATGAATGCCGTTGCTGGAATGCAGCAACGGATTATTATTGGGGGTATAAATAGTTGGGCTTCAGGGACTTCGGTCTATCTCTGGGGCGCACAACTAGATAAAAGCTCCTCAGCAACTGCGTACCAAAAGATCACTGACGGTATCCAAGATTACTACACCTACCAACCTCAACCTGTCTTATTCCAAGACTCCGCAGGCGTAACGCCTGTAACCGCACTTGAACAACCTGTCGGCTTGATGCTCGATAAGTCGAAAGGCTTGGCGCTAGGTGCTGAGTTGGTGACGAATGGTGACTTTAGTAATGGGTCTACGGGGTGGAGTTTAGATGCAGGATGGTCAGTAGCTGGAGGACTTGTAAACGGAACGGCAGTTAGTCCGGGCTATGGTATAGGTACTACAATTGCAGGGGCAATAAATACTTGGTATAAGATAACAATTACTGTATCTAATTATGTGTCTGGATCAGTAGCAACGACTCTGTACAATGGCGATAATGGCCCAGCGTATAGCGCAAACGGAACTTATGTTTCTTATATTCAGAAAAAATCACTTTCGACTAATATTGCTGGTGTTTACGCTGCTACGGCTTTCACAGGCTCTGTAGACAACATCTCCGTCCGCCAAATCGCAGGCAACCACGCATTCCAAGCCACCAACGCTAACCGCCCGATACTGAGTGCGCGCGTGAACCTCTTAACTAAGACGGAGGATTTTAGTGATGCGACTGTTTGGGTTAAGAATGCCGGTACATCTGCAGTAGGTGGTTTTTTAGACCCAAATGGTACTTCCAATGCTTATACTGTTACAGCCTCACTAAATGGTTATATAGGTCAAACTACAACTGTAGCATTAGGTAATAATACCCTTACTTTTACTTATTCTATCTATTTAAAAGCAGGGACTGTCACCAGCTGTAGAGCTACTATATATAGTCAGACTGGAGGGGCCAACACATATGTGGAGGTAGACTTAACAACTGGAAACAAATCTTCTGGTGGTAGTTGGACAAATACACCCACTGTTAGCTACGTTGGTGATGGTTGGTATAAAGTATCATTTATTACAACACCAACAGCCAGTGCATCTAATGGAAACGCAGGGATTGTTGTTTATAATATGAATAACGCTGGTACGTTTCAAGTCTGGCACCCAGACCTACGCCCCACTAACTCAGGCGCACTACTACCACCTTATCAGCGTGTCAACACAGCTTCAGACTACGATAGTGTAGGCTTTCCGCTGTATCTCAAAGCTAACGGCACATCCAGCGCAATGTCTACTAACAGCATTGACTTTAGCGGCACGGATAAGATGACTGTGGTGACTGGGGTGCGGAAGTTGAGTGATGCTTTGGCCGGTATTTTTATGGAGTTGAGCGTTGATCGAACTGCTAATAACGGTACTTTTGGGTATCTTGTTCCTAGAAGTCTCTCAGCAAATGAGCCTTTATTTTCTAGCAAAGGAACAATATTAGTAAATGCTGGAAATATTGCTAACTACCAAGCTGCGCCAGTTAGCTGGGTTTTATCAGGGCAATCATCTATATCTACACCATCAGTACTATCCCGCATAAATAGTTTGGATTATGTAAGTTCAACAGATTCACAAGGCTCAGGAACTTACGGCAACTATCCACTCTACTTATTTGCAAGAACATCAGTTTCATACTTCAACGGCCAATTCTACGGTGCAATCATCCGAGGCGCACAATCTGACCAGAATTCAATAGTTAAAGCAGAAAAACTTATGGCAACAAAAACTGGTATAACATTTTAGGATTATTATGAATTTTACAAATTGCACAATTATTATTTTAGCAGCAGATAGAGCAGCAGCTCAAGCACTAACTACGTCTGAATACTTTAACGCAGAAGCATCAGCGACAGGTGAATCTCCTGCAACACATTACTTCACTTCTGGACCTTTTTCTAACACAGAAGTAGATGCACTTATTAATGACGGAATTTTAACGTGGGTGCGTTCCGAAGATTGGCAATCAGCACTGGCAGGCTTGGGATTGGTTCAGGTTATTCCTACAGGAGATATATAATGGGTAAAGTATTTGGAGCTTTTTTATGGCTCAAACAAAACCTAGCACAGCCGAGTACGATGGCTTCTATAACTGGAGTGCTCGCTATGGTGGGTATGAAAGTAGACCACGGTGTAATACAAGACTGGATCAACGTATTAACATTGGGCTTTGGAGCATTAGGTTTCTTTCTGCAACCTGCAAAACCATTGGCAAAAGTGGACTGATATTAGCGCTTTGTTCTTGTTCTACACTTCCGGTTAAAAGTTGTAAACCAACTATATCAGTGGCTAATGATAGCTATATGTTAACTACAACAGATAGTTTACCCTTAGCCACTCACTATTTAATTTTCTGTATAACCTGTTTTATTGAGGATTTAAAATGAGCATTAAGGGTATTATAATTGAGAAATTTGCTAAGTGGTATGTCGGCGGAGTAGCATTTGAGAGTATGAAAAGAATAGTATCAAGTTTAATGGATAGTGATCTTACTAATAAGCAGAAAAAAGCTAAAGCATTAAGTGAAATTGCTGAAATGGGCTATGCTTTAGGCGACTTTCTACTTGATACGGGTATACAATTAGCACTTGGCTATTTGAAATCACAACCTAAATCTAAATAGTTTATTGTTCTCTGCAATAACCACAATGGCCGTTCTCATCAATCGGACCGCCATGCTCGCCAAATAAACCGCAGTTAGGGCAATCCCTCATGTTATCAACAGCGTGAGGTATTCCTGCTTCTAATTTTGATTGAACAGCATCCCCATAAAGATATTCCAGATTATGTCTTAACCGTTTAACGGTCATATCTATCCAAGCAGTATCTAACAGTGCTTTCATAGTTCCCCAACCTACTTTACGGGCTTCTTTTGAAGAAGGTGCAAAGATCAATATAGCGCCTTCTGTTGAACCCGCTTTACTATCAAAACCCATGTAGATATGTAGCGTCATGTGTAATCCTATTGAAGTGAATTTGTTTGTACTTAGATAAATAGACTCGGTTTACTAAGTCACATAGCTCCTTTTCCGCTATGCGCACCGGTTAAAAACTCAAAAAGTAATTACTCTTTTCTTCTTTTTAACACTCACCGTCAATACGCCCCGTGGCCTTTGGTCATCGTATATGTTTTGGTGTCAATATTACCCCCTAAAGGGAATGAGCCGAGCCTATTTATATAAGTCCTGACACTTACCCGGTCAGGTTAGGTATAACAGGTTTTTGTAGGCATTACTCTAAGTGCCAACTTAGTAAATCAAAACTGCACCTGACTTTTTATAGAGGCAAGTGGACCTCTTACTACAAAAACCTGATAAATTTTACCGTAGCATTTGCTACAGTGTCAATGTTTTTTCTAGTGCTTTTGCCCTTTCAATATAACTATTAGCTAATTGAATTTCTTCTCGCATAACAATGTAACAATCAGCGTCACTTGCATTATCATAAAGATCACGGGCTAATTCCCGTAACTGTTCTATTTTAAGCTCAGTTGCTTTTTGATACTCATCAACCATTAGCGTCTTCCGTGTATTTGAACGTGTAGGTATGCCATGGCTGCATACGCAATAGCACCTAAAAGCTCCCTTTCAAAGTCAGCTTGGTTTTCTTTACCGCAAGATTCACCGGCTTTTTTCATCGCTTGGAATATCAAACCATTCTCTCCGGTTTGACGAGAGATTGAATACCAGGGTTGGTCAAAGAATGGCGTTATATCACCGCCATGTCTAGCACCTTTACCTCTGGTAACTTGCGATATAACTGCATCAAACACTTCTTGAAGCGGGTGTATTTCTTCATCAAACACTTCTTGAAGTGGGTGGGCTTCTTCAATTCTATTTTTTTTTATATTTTTTATTATGTTTTCGTTCATACCATCGTCGTCATAAATACTCATTCTTTATCTTCCTGTATTAAATTAATAAAAGTTTTAGTGGCAAAACCGCTGGCGTTTTTATGGCCACCGCCACCGTAGTGTTTTGCTATGGGCGTAACGTCGTAATCGCCTACTGAGCGAAGTGAAAACTGCCATTCCTCCCTATAGCCGTCATAAGAATAAATAACGGCGTAGGTATCTGATTCTTTAGCTAATCGATTGCCTAACTCAGAAGCATATTTAGAAGGTGCATTACAAGCGATACCTTCTATCCCAGCTAAAGTAACCTTATGTTTTCTTTGAGCTAGAAAAGATATATCTTTGTCTTCTAATTTAAGTAAATCTCTACCGCGTAATACTAATTTATTGCTTTCATTCTGATCAGCAAATACGTTATCCCACGCTTCAAAAGAAGGTTCTACAAAAGCTCTTATCGCGGCAGTAAACTCTTTTGTATAAGGCATTTCAAAACGCCATAAATCCCTATCCTGAATCAGCTTTAACCCCCATGGGATCGCTAAAGCAGGATGGAAATGTTCCCATGCCATAACACATCCGGAACGGTTCATATCAAATACAGCAAAAGATAAACCGTCTAAATCTTCCTTAGCAGTCATATGATGATCCAATACCAACAAAGATTTAGCTTCTTTGTGCATAGCTAACAGTACATCTCTTTTGTAACTAAAATCTAAGATGTAAACTTCTTTACCGGTAACTTTAGGAGGGGGTTGTCCATAATGAGCTTCAATATATTCAGCTTTGTTGCCAAACTTAAACCATGCGGCGTAAGCAGCACCAAAACCGTCTGTACAGTTACCATGATAAATAACGACTACTGGTTTAATACCCATTTTAAAATCCTTTTATATTTATCAATACAACGAGTGCAAGTACAGTCATGGCGATAAACACAGAGAGAAACACCGCCGCTGTTTTTTCAAAGCCTCGGTGTTTTCTAAAAGTGTTAGTAAAAGAATCGTTCTTTTGCCAATTCTTTATCCATGATCTATTTGCATAATCTTTTTTAGTAGCCATTAGTTTTTCCTTATCTATTAATTTTAAACCAAGTGTCATAGGCTTCTTTAGGTGTTTTTCCGATGCCCGTTAACACCTTATATTTATTTTCACAAAACCAAGTCCCCTTTTTGCAATAGAGGTAAGGTTTAACATCTATATATTTACAGTATAGATTGGGTACTACCCATAAATTGATGGGTGGCAAATTAAAATCAGTCCATTTTAAAGTCATGTTTTATATTTCCTAGCCAAGCCTTTTTTCAAAGCTTCTTCAACAGTGCCTTTAGATTCTAACCTATCTAATATAATTTCATCAACCGTATCCCTGCCTATAATTTGATGGATAAATACCGGTCTGTTTAATCCTGCTTGAAACTGACGTACCGAACCGATACGCGCTATTACCTGTAAACGTAATTCTAAATTCCAATCGACTGCAAAGAACACGATAATATTAGTTACATATTGAAACGCATCTACCCCATGCCCACCGCTGGCAGGGTGCATAAACAATATCGGGATTAACCCTGCTTTGAAATCCCTCTCTACCTTTGGGTTGGTACTAAAATGTTTTCCTTTTGGGAAAGCTTTTAATAACCTCTCAAGGTCAGATTTAAATTGATACACGACAATAACCGGCATCCCATTGGCTTCTTCTATAACCGATTGCAAAGCGTCTATTTTAACTGAATGCAATGTTTCACTGTTGCCTTCATCATCATAGTACACGGCGCCATTAGTTATTTGTTGAAGTTTAGTGCTTCGGGTTGCAGCGGTAAACGCTTCTACATTTCCTGATTTCAATTCTATATAGAGATTCTTCTCCATTTCGTCATATATTTCTCTAGCAGCCGGCGGTAGATCAACGTAAATAGTGTTAGTAATCTCATCACCCAGTTTAAGGTAATCCTCAGCTCTCAGCGTAAAGGTAGTGGGTTCAATAGCATTCCTTATTTCTAATTCAGAATGGGGGAACATTTCTTTACTGAAGCCATTAAAACCGGTTCTAAACCATCTCTGATCAAAAGCAGAATGGGAAGCGCCTAAACTTTGGCCTCTATCGATAAACCATTGCTGTCCCCATAAATCCTGTAACCCATTGGGGGCTGGGGTACCGGTTAAGTTTATCCAACGTTTAGTTTGGGTAAAAGCAACTTTGGCAATAGCCGATGTTCTTGATCCACCGGTGCAATACAAAGAAAAATGGCCACTTTTCAATTTTTTATAATGGCTTCTATGACTTTTTAAACGGGTGCTCTCATCCGCTACAACCATTCTAAATGGCCATTCAATTTTACCCATCTTAGTCAGCTCATCAATTAACCAGACTAAGTTTTCATAGTTTATACAATAGATATCTGCTTCAGCTTTAAGGGCACTGCTACGTTCTTTTTGCGATCCGACAATGATAGAAAAAGTAAGGTGTTTAAGATGGTTCCATTTTTGGCTTTCTTCCTTCCATGTTGATCTAGCTACCCTGAGTGGCGCTATTATTAAAATCTTTCCGTGAAAGCCCGCTATCATTAAAGTATCAATAGCATCTAAAACGACACTGGTTTTACCCATACCCATAGCCACAAAAAGAGAAGCTCTGGGTGTTTGTAAAAGAAAATTAGTCGCTTCCTTTTGATATTCCCTTGGTACGAAATCTTTTGCCATTAGTAAACAACAATCTCTATTCCGGCTTCATTGAACATATTTTCAGACATAATCAATTCTTCATGCCAATGAACATTGGTACTTTCTGGGTTCATGGTAGGTACGTAAATTGTTTTAATACCGGCTTGAATGATCAGCTTTGCGCAGTTAGTACAAGGGTATAAAGCCGTTACAATCAAACTAGAACCTAATAGCTTTGCGCCTACTCTAGCAGCTTGGGCAATCGCATTAGCCTCTGCATGAGCTACATATTTAAGTTTTATCTCACGGTTTTTATAACGTTCTTCAATATCATTAACGCCTCTTGGAAAACCATTAAATCCGGTAGTCAGGATATTAGAATCGTCATCAATGATAACCGCACCTACTTTGGTACTAGGGTCTTTTGATAAAGAGGCTATGGCTTCAGCTATAGGTACAAATTTTAATGGGTTCATTATGTGCTTGTAGGTGGGTTTAAAGATTTATAAAAACTTACCATTCCTTTTAAAATAAGTATTAGCTGGTCTACACTTTCTTTTGAGTTTGCCATAAATACTCGATGTCCTAATTCTATTAAGCGATCAAACGCTCTTTGCTGGCCGGGTCTTAACGTTTTATTTGGTCTTTTTAATTCTACAAAAGCTATTAACCCATTGGGCAATAGACAAATTCTATCGGGTTCATGCCTACGCACTTCGTACTTTAAAACCATGGCGGTAGGAAATTCCTCCGCCATTCGTTTCAAAAAATACTCTTCAATAGCTAATTCTTTAACTATTCTTATCACTATGTATTCTCCTAAACAACTCTTCAAACGCTAAACCCCTAGCGTTTTGAATATTGATGCTGAACTTCATCAGTTCGGTTACCCTATCCATAAAGATATCTTCCTGATCTTCGCTAATATCTAATTTATATTGCTTAGATTTACTTTGTAAAAAGTCTATATCTGTTTGGATAGTATTGCTCATAGCTAATTCTCATAGTAGTTGGAAGGGTCTTTTACTCTGGCTATAGTAAGCATTTCTTCCACTACTTGCACGAAATCTTCATCGTTTAAATCTTTAAATTCAGAAACGGTATCTGAAGGTATCTGGTATCTTTTCAATTTACCTTTGTGTTCTTTAGACGAAATGAAATGTCTAAGGTTTTCCACATAACCTTTTGCATAAAGCTTACAGCTTCCTGCTTCTTTAATTAACCACATCAAAGTATCCCTAAATATTGTAAAGCGCCATTACCAACGATTAATATCAATGTTAATATCGCTAAAGTTGATTGGTGATCAGCACGTTTATACGCTTTTATTAGTATTTTCATTTCTTGATCAGCGCATTCTAATTGTTTTTCTAAGGTTCTAGCATAAGCAATGTTGCTATCAAATGTTTTTGCATTCAAAATAATCAAAGCAGATAGCCTCTCTATTTCTCCTTTATAAATATCACAAGCTTTATCAAAATCTTCATCTAAAGCTTTCAGATGATCTTCAACATCGTAAGCTTTCATTACATAGCCGGCATCATTAGGTTCTAAAGAATCGATTCCGATATTACTTTTTATAAAATAGCGTTGGAGAGGCGTATTCATAGTCTTAATTCAAAGCGTCTTTAAGGGTTTTTGATAGTCTAAAAGCAACTGTTTTTGAAGCAGCAATTTCTAATGCTTCACCGGTAGCTGGATTACGACCTGTTCTAGCAGAACGTTCTTTCGGAACTAATCGGCCAATACCTTGAATTTCAACAAAGTCACCGGCAACTAATGTATCGGTAATTACATCTGCAAAAATACTTAAAAAAGTAGTTACTTCAATTTGTGAAAATAAACTTTCTTTAGCTTGGATAGCTTTAATCAATTCTTTTTTAGTCATTGTTGTTTTCCTATAAGGGTTTAAGAGGGGTTAGTGTAGCACTAGCTACGGGGTAGGTGTCAAGTTAATCTTTTCTGTATTGATAGCTTTCAAAGCCAGCAGCGGCTAGGGGAATGTCTCCTGCCCACTCTGGTACGATCGCCATTATCTTTTCTAGCTCTTTTGAAGTATACTGATCAGTATCAGGCACTTCGGTTACTAACTCATCGTGTACCGCCAATACAACTTTATAACCGGCGGCTTCAGCTTTTAACTGGCCGTGTTTAAAGATATCTCTAGCAAAAGATTGACTAATGTTCTCACACAATTTTCCAGAGTAAGTTTTAGTCTGTTCCCATTTCTTAGTAAATTGGCCAACACCCTTAAATACCAGCTGGCCGTCATCTAAGGTTTTCATACCGGGATAGCATATGTTATGGCCACCGGGTAATATGATCCTTACCCAGCTTCCTGATTTCCTTGCTATACAACCATTGCCAAAAGGATGATCCGTATTAGGTAGTCTTACTGCACTACGCACTGCAACCTCTGTATCTGCCCAGAATTGAACGATAGCTGGGTTGGACAAGCGCCATAAGCGTTTTAAACTCTCCAGCGCAACAAACACTTCTTCTGATAAAAACAGCGTTCGTTTAGCGGTGTAATAAGCTTCCCAATTAGCACCGTCTTTAGCTTTCTCAGCTTTTACTTTAGCCGCTTTTATATCAAAGCTATCCTGCCATTTATAAAAACCTTTCGCTTCTTTTAAAACATCCTCTGGTACAACCGGCATTACGTTTTCAACAAGATCGTTAAGATCAACGTTGTAAGCCGTCATAAAAGCTAATAGCCCACCGCAACCGGAAGAGTATCCTAATGCCAACTCAAGAATCTTACCTAAGAAACGCTGCTCTTTAGTCACGTCTTTAGGGTCTATACCGAACGCTTTGGCATAAGCCATCTTATAAAGATCATGGCCGGTGCCGGCATCAAACGCTCTAAAGGCATCTAACTTCCATTCTTCATTAGCCAACCAAGCCAATACTCTATTTTCAATACCGGCTAAATCCGATATGGCCAACTTGCTACCGGCTGGAGCACAAATGGTATAGCGCAGAGCAGAGCTGGTTAATTTCATAACATCAAAACCGGCTATTTCTGCGTAATCACCTTTTATTGCGTCGATACCTTTTAGTATCAAATCGTGCTCAAGTACCGGTCTTGCAAGGTTTTGCGGCTGGATCATGCGCCCTCCGTCTCTGGAAGTGCGTGAAGCACCACAATACTGAAGTGTACCGCGCACTCGACTATCAGCACTGGTCACATCAACTATCTTTTTGTACTTGGCAGTAGAAGTTGTACTGGAACTTAACCTAACTGATAATAACTCTTTCAAAGCTGGCGGTGTGTTAACGTCTTCAACTAAACGTTCTATCGCTGCTTTTTGCATATTAGGAAGGTCATACCCATAGATAATAGCAATGTGCTTAATCATGGCATCCCGTTGGCCAGCTGTATCAACATCGCCATTGGTCATGCGTTTAGTCGCTTTAGCTAAATCCTGTTGAGCAGAATCGATAGCATCCATAGCTTTATTAGCCAGCTCTAAATCCATGTACATACCTCTGGAATTTATCTTCTGGTCAAGTAGCCACAAATCCAATTCATTAGCTTGCTTTGGGTAATTCCACTTAGGCGTCTTCTTAATACATTCCCGCATAGCGATAACATCGTTTCCGCTGTACTCAAGATACTTAGCCCAGTCTTCCGGATCAGTTTTTGGTGTAGCCCATTTAAATGAACCATCGCTTTGCTTTTTAGGTTTGCAAAACTTCATGACTAGACGTTTACCGTCTTTAATTTTTCTAAAGTCCTCTTTTAATCCTAAGACTGTACCCAGTGCTTCTAAGCTGGCGGGTAAGCCATGGGATAAAGCAGCGGCCATGGAACAGCGATACCGACTAAGGGGTAATTTAACCTTCAATACGTTTTCTATCAGGTTTCTATCAAACCATGAATTGTGATACCAAAATATGACATCAGGATTAGCGAAGGCGGCTTTTAAATCATCAGGCATAGGATAGCCTTCCTCTTTACTCCAAAGCTTTACCTCGCCATCCTCAAACGCATAGCGGAAAATCTGAATATCAGTGGTCGGATGCTCTGCATATACTGCTGTGCCGTGTTTCTTCAAATCACATTCAGATTTCGTTTCTAAATCCGCGTAGCAATTAATCATATTCTTTTCCGCAAAACGGGCAATAGGTAAAGATCATGTGTTTTTTAGCTTTTCTTTGATTAAACCCACCCGCCTTTAAAGGATGGGAAGCAGTAAAATGTAGGTCAAAAAAACCTTTTTCTACAATATCACTACCCATACAAACGGTATAGTTTTTTATCTCAACTTTTACTGTGTTAGCCGTCGGATGCTCTTTTTCATAAAGAGCAATCGCTTTTTCTTCAATCTTTTCTCTGCAATCACAAGGCATTGGTTTCACCGTTATTTTCTATTTGGTTAATGTATTCTCTGATATCCCCTAATCGCCAAAAGAACGCGGCACGTTTTCCACCATAAGGTGTTAATTGTCTAACGGTCGGCTTGGGCAGCGTACCTTTTTGTATTCGTCTGGATACGTTATGTTGCTCAGTATGAAAAATACCAGCAAGGGTTAAACTATTAATTAAATGGTCATCAGGTTTATCAGCAATTTCTTTGAATAATTCTGGTTTCTTAGCCATATTATATTTTTATTTCATCTATTTTATTTTCCACGCCGCTTAATAAAAATTCAGCAGCGGATATACATTTTTTTAATTCATCTAAATCTATGGTTATTCTATCGGAATCTTGAGCTAATTGAAAAAAATATCCGCCGCCCTCATCTTGTAAAGTTACAACGATACTACCTTCAGAATAGATAGGATGCGCATCTGCTTGATGGATTGATACTGATATAGGGGTGATATTTAAAGTCATATGTCTGGGTCTACGTAAGGGGTAAATGAGTTATGCCATTTGGTTAACGGTCTGCACCAAGTAGTGAAATTGGCTGTGTTAATGTAAACAACAGTAGTAGGGTAATCAAAATGACTATCTAAGTCATCATTAGCTATGAGTATAACTCGGTAACGGGTACCATTTTTATGAGTCCACATGCTGTTAACTCTTGGTGTTTGCAAACCATCTATCATTTGGTTTCCTTTTCAAAGTTAAAAGCTACCGGCTATTAACCGGTAGCTAAATACTAACTAGCGATTAAGCTAAATCATCGCCTTCATCTTCTTCAAAACCAAGATCGTCAAAACCATCAACAGTAACCGGGGCGGCACCGCCAAAAGATTCACCATCTTTTACGTATTGAACACTGACTAAACCTGATCTAACTGTTTTGCCATACGTGTTATCTTGCGGGAAGAAATCAACAATGGCATTAACGTAGCAGCCAGAATACAATTTTCCAGAACCTTTACCCAATGGAGTTTTATCTCTGTCAATAACAGCTGGAGCACCATCAGAATCTTTTCTTGAAGTGACTAAAGCCCAGTTATCAGCATAGCCGTTGTAGTCTTTAAGATTGCCGTCAGTAAAGCAGATTTTACCTACCGCTTTGGCTTTATCTAAGATCGCTGGTGCTTTAGCGCCCCATTTTCCGTCCGCTGTTTCTTTGATAGCCGAATCTATTTGTTTTTTTACATCGCTATCTGAAGGAATTAACAACGTACAACGATATGAAAAAGGGCCTTGACCATCAAATTGAACTGCTTCAAATAGATCAGGGAATGACAGACGGGCGTTTCTAATTACTATGCGCATTTTATTTACCTTGTAGTATGGTTATATGATTGTATGGTTAATTATTTAACTAAGCTAAATCTTCTAGTTTATATTCCAATACCTCACCGGGTAAAGCAACTAATCCTAAATGATGTTCGATAGTTAAAATTGGCAACGCGGCTAATGCTTCTCCATAAGGGTCAAGGCTTTCACCTTTCGCGTTCATGGGCGCTACTTTTACTTTTCCTTCACTACGGCTTATTAAGGGCTGTAGCTTTGACCATAGCTTTGGTCTTTTCTTTAGCAGTTTTTCTGCACTGGTAGGGCTAATAATTTTCTTGTCATACATTTCATCGACTTTTAGCTTCATTGCTTTCATAGCTTGTTCAACTTCGTCTGCATCTTGCCAAGCGCGATTACCTTGTTGACCTTTAATTAATTTCCACTTCCCAGATTTATGTCCTGCTAACATCTCCGATAGCATACGTGATTCTACTGCATCAATCCAGTCATTAAACAAACCTTTTACTGCGTACATTCTAGCCAACGTTTTAAAATTAACATTGGGTAAATTAGCAATAGCTTGCTTAATGGGCAAGATCAATTCACTACCGTCACCATCGCTTTCTGTAATAGCATCCAAATTATCTAACCCGTCTGTTGTAACAGGGGCTAAAACTTGCTCTACTAATTCTCTGGCTAAAGCAGGGCATTTATTTTTTGCTTTGCACCATTGGCAACCTTTTTCACTGGGTTTTAAATAATCTTTTTCCCATTGAGCTTCATCATAAACAGGATTACTATTTAATCTTGCTTGTTCACATTTAGCAATGGCCGTTTTAGCATCTTCAGCAAACCGGAATAACCATGTCATATCACATGTCCATTCCGGATCAGTCGGCTCACTTCTCAACCGTGGTTGGAAGATAGACATCCTGATCGTTTTTACTTTACTCAAATCTAGCATAAGTCCTCCAAACTGAGTTCAGTTTCATACACATCTGCTTTTTTAAAATAATGATCATCTAAAGCACCTAATGCGTAACACATCATTTGCTTGTTTTCTTTAGCTGATACTTCTTTAAACCCGTATTTTAAATCAATAATGGTTAATTCAGTACCGTCTTCAGATAACACAATAACGTCACCGGTTCCGAATGCGCCTGGCATTCCAATGAAGTTACCAAAATGAACACGTTGCTCTACAAGCAGCGTACCTTTACCTTGTATTTCTTTTACGTAGTCAACAAAACTGGTTATGTAATTAACCATTTCTGTATCAACTTTCCAGATACTTCGTTGTACGGCACCTTCCGGTAAAGCTTCTGCTGACCAACATTGACCATCACGATCACCTTTCTTTTCCCAACAGACAATACCAAAATGATGATAGCTTTCAGGTGTTCTGTCTTTGGATAAGCATTCAGAGGCTAAAAAATGAGCAGCACTACCTTCATCTGCATAAGGACTATAAGTATCTTCAATACCTTCTTCCATTACGTTTTTACCTGAGCACGTCATCCATCCGTCAGCACCGGAGGCACTGTACCGGTGATGTTGTTCTAGGCTTTCTGTAAGATCAGTCATTTTCTGTCCCAATTGGTTTAAGCTAATTGATCGTCTTGCTCTTTTTCAATTGCGTCAATCGCTTGTTGAGACTGTTCTACTAAACTATCCCATAAAGTTGGATCGATTTCACGGCCACCTTTAGGGCTTTTGAAAACACCTTTAATTAATTTAATCAAAGCATCTTTGTCCATTTGACCTAATTTAGAGGTAACGGGCAATACATGTTTTTCATAAAACTTTTCGTTACGAACACCTGCTGGCAAAGTAAATACTTTGCTTTCAACAACTTCTTCTAATTCTTCTAATTCTTCTTCAACAACTTCTACTGGCGCTGCTTTCTTTTCAACTTTAGCCGCTACTGGCGCTGCTTTCTTTTCAACAACAGGCGCTGCTTTCTTTTCAACAACGGCAACCGCTTCTACAGCAGCTTCTGTTGCAATAGGTGCAATCGATGCAGAATTTAATTTAGCTGCTAATAAAAGAACGGCTGCGGAATTAGATTCAATTGCTTTTGTTAAGGCTTGTAAATCATTTTCTATTGACATATGTTATCTCGTGTTAAGTTGTTTAAAGTGGTTTGCCAAAAGGATTTGGTGAGATAAGGTTAAGCTTGTTTAACTGATGTGTCAAGTGCTTTATTTTTATTTCTTTTTTTATTTATGTTGTGTTAGCATGTGACACATTATTAACATATCAAATTTTAATATAGGTACCTTTTTATATGGGCTATTACAAAAATCCACAAAATAAAGCACTGTCGGCATGGATTAAACAAGCGTCACAGCCTGTTTTAGATGCTTTTATTACACTTGCTGAAACATCTCCGGCTACTTATCGCCAATGGGTAACAGGTAGGCGTAAATTATCGCCGGAGAAAGCCGCTATAGTAGAATCAGCTATGATTGATTTAGCTAATTTTTATCCTGAAGCTCCTTTTGCTTTAACTCGTGGGGATTTATGCGCGGTTTGCAAACAATGCCCCCACTTCATTAAAAGCACTGAAAAAGAATCGCTTGTCGAATAACAATCGTCGCACTGCCTCCGTCTCCTTGAGTTCAAGGTCGATAATTATACTTTAAAAAGGCGTATTGTATGGAAGGGAAACAAAGCCCACCTCTGTTGGGTTCAGAGATAACATTTCTCAAAAATGTTAGAAATCCTAAGAATTTTAAAACGGTTACATTAAAAGAAGCGCTTCAAGCGATTAAAAATGAAACCTATGCCCAGTTAGTAGCTCCACTAGAAATGATGCTATTGATGGGTGATGACGAAGGTTATAAACAAGGTAAGAGTGAACTACCTTCGTATTGTTATAACGGTACATTTATCGATAAGTTAGCCAATGTTAATTTTGTTCAATCCAGTGGCTTAGTGCTGATTGATATTGACGGTTTGGGCATAGACGATTTAGTTGAGGCCAATGGTATATTGACTAATGACTCACATGTTGTCTTTACCCATAAATCAGTATCCGGTTGCGGTATTAAAGCGGCTATCCGCGTTAACCCTTTTATTATTAAAGACGATGCGTCTTTTAAAAATGCCTTTAATCAGATAGAACATTATTTATTAAATAAAGGTCTGGAGATTGATACTTCGGGTAAAGATATCAGACGGGTGTCTTTTATAGGTTCCGATAAAAATTTATATTTTAATAAGAACGCTAGTGTTTTTCCTATCGAAGCTTCTTTTAGTAAGCCTATTGCTAAAACTATTACTAATCCTATTACTAAAGACGTATCAGTTATAGAAATAGACGGCCTTAATTTTAAAGAGGATGAATCATCAGATGCCTATTCCCCTATTACTTTAGAAGACGGAAACATCCCGTTACACAACATCACGTTAGAAAACGCAGCAACTTATTTACCGACTGAATATGATCTTAGTTATTCACAATGGTTACAAGTCGGTGCGGCGCTGCATCACCAATTTGAGGGTAGCGATGAAGGTTTGGTTTTATTTGATACCTGGTCACAAAACATTCAAGGGTATAAAGATTTTGATGATTGTGAATCAAAATGGCGATCCTTTGGAAAACGCTCCGGCGGATCGATTATTACTTTCCGCAGTCTTATTGCCCAATACAATAAAAAGCATGAAAAGTTAGCCGCTGCCAGCGATGTAGATGCGTCAATCAAAGCGACAAAGCTATTATCAGATTGTGATGATTATCGCCAATTGAGTAACGTTGCTCCTAAACTCTGGAAGCTGGCTAATAAAAATGTCACCTTGGAAATGGATTTCCTAGAAGCTTTAAGAAGTAAGTATTCAGATTTAAATAACGGTAAAGTGATGTCCAGAGCGGATGCGCTTCGGGCTCTTAAAATGAAGCCGGCTAAGACGATTGCCGAAGCAACCGATATCACCGTTAGATTATCACAAACTGAGGATGGTAAATATCCAGCTACTATTGATAATGTTTATGCTGCGGTATCAAGTCCTCAATTTTGTGGTATTAAAATAGGTTTCGATGCTTTCACTGATTCGTTAATGATCCGTCAAGGCGATAGTGGTTGGTCGCAATTTAGCGATGTTCATTACACCAATTTAAAATTAGTTTTAGCCGGTAAAGATTTTCTTGATGTGAGTACAGAACGCATACGGGAAATCGTTTATAAGGTTGCCCACGATAATGAGTTTGATTCTGCTCAAGATTGGTTAGGCGGATTAACTTGGGATGGCATACCTCGTGTTTCCGTATTTATGAAGGATTATTTAGGTGTTGACGATTCGCCTTATGCTACTGCGGTATCTAATTACATGTGGTCTGCCATGGCAGGTCGTATCCTTCAACCAGGTTGTAAAGCGGATATGGTGCCGGTTATGAAAGGCGGACAGGGAACCTTCAAATCAACGGCTGTTAAAGCGTTAGTTCCGGATGAGATACTTTATACGGACTTTTCTTTTACCGAGCATGAAGACAGTATAGCGCGTAAGTTTAGAGGTGTTATCGTTGCTGAAATCGGGGAGTTGAAAGGTTTAAATTCTAAAGACGAAGAGCATATTAAAGCGTTCATTGTAAAAACGCATGAGAAATGGACTCCAAAATACAAAGAATACACAACAACATACCCTAGACGGGTGATTATGTTTGGTACTACCAACCAAGAACAGTTTCTCTACGATCCTACTGGAAATAGACGCTGGTTGCCGTTCGAGGCTGGTAACATCAATACTCTTAATATTATACGAGATCGCAATCAACTCTGGGCAGAGGGTGCATCTATATACCGTGAGCAAGGTATACTATTTAGTGTAGCTGAAAAATTAGCAAAGTGTGAACATGCTAAATATGAATTAGTAGATGACTGGGCAGAAGCGATTGGTTTATGGCTAGAAGGTGCGGCAAACCTTGAGGATATCGATTTAGGTGCTGGCATTTCAACATTAGAAATATTAGCTGGCGCATTACATATCGAAGCCCGATTTGCCGGACAGCAAAACAAACGCCGTGTGGGATCAGTTATGAAAACACTCGGTTATGTAAATTTACAATGTTACCGAGCTAAAACTAAAGGTTGGTTTTGGCATTTAGAAAAACAGAAAGAACTTACCGTAGAGGACTTAGCATAGAACTAAGCAGCAGCCCCGACTCCAACCTTTAAAAGGAATTTTTGTTAAGGATGACTAAGGCCATGCCAACGAGCTTGAATTTGTACTATTGCTTACCCTACCTATGCTGCATAGAAATTATCAATAGGTGGGGATGAGTTACACGCAGGGGCTAATATTTTGCGCTAAATAGTACGTTGGTTTTTATTAACTCAAAAAGGAAAACTATGAATGAACCTAAAAAACTTAAACCCCTACATATGGATATGGCTAGATGTATCGGTGAGGATTGTTTTGTAAGAGAAACCTGTAGGCGGTATTTAACAATCGATTTAGACACTGAAAAAGGCAGATACACCTATTCATTTTTCAACCCTGAAACATGTAATTCAAAAATAGAGGTTAGCGATGAGCAACTATAACGACGAAATAAAAGAACTTAAAGACCGTATTGAATACTACAAAGAATCTATACTTGAACTGGAAGAAACCATAAAAGATATAGAAGCCTCAGATGTGTGGGAACCGGAAGGCGGCGGTTTTTATATTAATTGTGGCGGTGAAACATATGAGTGCGCTAGTGATACTCATACAAGAGAGTTTGGAGCGGAGCGGCGATCTATAGAACAAGCAGAGCAAGCCAGTATTGCAATGCGACGGTTTAACCGACTCTTAGCCTACAAAGATGAGTTTGCACCTGACTACGTATTTAATCGGGCTTTTAACAACTGTTATGTGTATTTTGATTATGATAATACCTATAGGGTTTCTAACACTTCATGTTATTGCGAACCTACTACGGTCTATTTACCGGAAGAAGCGGCTAAAGAACTGTGTAAAAAATTAAACTCAGGTAAGGTGGTTTTATGAGTCGTGAGAGAGCCCTGTTAGAAAGATGGGTAATGCAAAACAATTTTGCAGAATACTACGCATTGAGAGAAGAAACATTAACATTCCTAGCTCAACCAAAGGAACAGCTTGAGGAAGATAAAAAATCGAAGGTTGATTTTCAAACACTCAGTGAAATGGGATTAAAACGACTACAAGTATCTAATGATTTAGTGCTACAAGAAAGCTGTGCTAAATCACCTACAGCTCTTCTTGCTGAAAATGGAAATCTGATCGAAATTATAGAGTATAAAAAACTTTTTGAAATTAGAAACTTTATTGATGAAATTTTAAATTACGCAGATACACCTCAAATAGGAGGTGAGGATGAATAAAGCGAGAGAGTTGCTGGAAAAAATAAGTAGAAACATGAAGTACCTTCATTATGATGAGTGTAATAAAGACCTGAGAGATGAAATAAAAGAACTACTCGCACAACCTGAGCATAAAGAAGATCCTGTGGCTTGGATGCACATAGATGGGGATAGTTGCTGCACGAACAATACAAAATTATATGGCGGAGTTGACAAAGGGTATTCAATACCACTTTATATGTCACCTCCAGTTAGAGATCCTTTGAGTGATGTTGAAGTGCTAAAAATAGCAATTAAAATAGCTGGAGATATAGGCATAGAGCATGACCCAACAGATTTTGAAGGTACAGGTGTATTTGAACTGGCAAGGGCTGTTGAAAAAGCACACGGTATAACTGGAGGTGAAGAGTGAGTATTGTTGAATGGTTTGCTACGGTTACTTCCGTAGGATTAGCGTGGGCAGTCCTCAGCTTTCCATACTTAATTGAAAAGTTATTAAAAACTATTAGGAGAAATCGATGAGTAAGCCATTAGCTTGGATTAATGCAATAACGGGTGACGTTACCACAGTAGATTGCAGCGACACCTTATTGTGGGCGCCTCTTTACATAGCACCGCTTAAAGATGTAAACGTAGATTTACTGGAAGCACTGCAAGATTTAATGGCCGATCTTAAACTTAGAGCATCTCTTACAGATGAACCTAATGTTTTAGATGTTAGCCATGGTCGTTACATTAAAGCTGAAAAAGCTATAGCTAAAGCACTTGGAGAGAGTTATGAGTAAAGAACCTGTCGCTTGGCGAACGTATCGAGTTGTTACAGATGATTGGAAATATTCCGATTTTCCTTATAAATTAGATTTAACATGCCAACCACTTTATACGAGAAAAAAACCCTTAAGCGATCAGGAAATTTTAGAGACTGCTTTGGCAGTCGCTATTAAACTGGGAGTAAAAGATATAAGCATTAATGAATTAAAAAAAGCTGGTGTGTTTGAATTGGCGCGGGCTATTGAAGATGCACATGGGATAGGAGAATAAAATGAACGCTGAAAAACTAAAAGAAACAAGAATGAAGATTGCAACTAACTTACTACAAGGATTAGCTGCAATAGAAGGGGCTACAAGTGGTGATCGCGTAATCAATAACGTAATATGGGCATACAAAGTTGCAGACGAAGTTCTTAAACAAGGGGGTTATGACGAAGCTAAAACTAAAAATGAAGAATTACGTAAGTTAGAACAACGTGTTGCTGAATCAGAATTTAAAGCTCGATTAGCAAGAGGCAATAAAGACAGCTTACATGTTGGAATTGTAGGAACTAAAGAGCTTGATTACTCTAGTCTTTCTCAAGGCGAACAACAAAGAATAGTAGAAATAAGAAAAACTTATGGTATTAGAGATGAGGAATAAAACAATGACAACTAAGACTGAAAAATACGCATTAGATGCAGCTGTAGAAGTAGCAAAACTTTTTAATACGGGTTATATGAACCTTGAAACAGTAGAGGTTATTGCAGATAGAATAAATGATCAGATGTTGTTATTGGTAAACGATTTAACTGAGTTTATGATGGCCGAACATAACGTTAAAGCACTTAAACTATTTGAAGACCAATCTGAACTTTATGCAAAGCAATTTGAAACTGACGTAAATAAACTAAGAGATCAGATAGCTATAACGGCTATGAACGGTCTGTTAATAGGTGAACCTGATTTCCATACTGATTTGGGTAATGAAGCTGCTACGGCAGAAAATGCTTATGTTCTTGCCAATGCAATGTTAGAAGAACGGAAGAAACATTTATGAGTACAATCTATGTGGTGATGTGTCGTGAAGAAGACGATCTTTTAGATGGGTTTGCTGCGTATGCAATGATGGGGTTTTTGTCGGCAGATTATGTATTTGATATTGGCCAAGATGATTTAGCTGATTCAGCTTATAATCAAGCCGGTGCTATGCTGAGAGCAAGGCACCGGTATTTGAATAGTAAAAAAGATTAATATAATAGATGTTGCTGTTGGTTTTTCTTAACAGCAACAGCGTATAGCTCATCCTGACGCTGTTTACTTTTCTCATTGACGGTAACGCCTTGTAAAGAAGTAGTAGCGGTACCACCGTCTTCTATGCAAGGTCTGCCTACCCTTTTAAACGCTGCGCGGACATCATCGTTTCCACACATTATTTCTTTTGCAACTTGGGCATCACCCATGTTTCTAATTTCTCTAGCGTTCAATCGTCTGATACAGTCCGGGTCTTCCCAAGTTGTACCAAGGGCAATACTACCGCCGGAAAACCCTGCGCCCATACTCGTACTACCTAAACATACGTCATTAAACGATGAGGATAAGCCTGGCGCCACGGCCATACCTACTGCTCTACTCGGATCAGAACCTACCGCAGTGGATAGGTTTCTAGCATCGACATTTGTATTAGCAGTCACCGGGATATTAGTTGACTGTGTTGCATCAGCAAACGCTAAACAGGGTACCAATAGGAAAGGTAAAAACTTAATCATGGTCATGGTGCGGTGTAATAGTTGAAGTTACCAAGGGATAATCTGTCAAAGTAGTTATGACTGTACCGGATGAAACAGCGGATACACCTTGTGTAACGCCATGGATATCAACAATGTTCCAAGTCGGTGTAGCATAACCTGTACCGGTTGCTGTAGAAGCAGCCGTACCGGTAATTGAATTGGCTATAGTGGGTACAGAATTAACAACAGAAAGCGTTGACGCTCCGGTTAATGATGCGGTTGATGTTTGGCTTTCAACTTGGCCGATACTAGCTGATACATTAGTTCCAACCATTACAGTACCGTTCATTACGGAAGTAATGTTAGCAATCGGTGTTGGTGGTGTAGCGAAAGCAGCAAGGGCAACTACATTAAGAAGTATAAATGACGCGGGTATTGTTAATTTTTTCATTTTGTTTCTCACAATTAAAGTTAAGGTTACTGATAGCCGGTTGGCTCACATCTAATTCTAGTTGAAACTTTTTTAATATTATCTTGAATATCGTTAGATAGATTTTTCCCTAACCTTAAACATACTTGATCATCTGCTAAATCAGGTACGACTATGGAATACATAGTCGTGTTTAGAAACACTATTAATATTAGGGTGTACATCTAATCTTTATTATCCCTTTCCATTAACATCAAATCAGCGTAGTCATAAGATACCCTAGTAACCTCACATCGATTAACCACATTATTACTGGCTATAATCCCTTGTAAAGCGGCCATGGCAAACTGATCACGTAGCCATTTCTTTTCCTGTTCAGGGTTTTCTTGTGGCGCTAACAATTTATCCGCTACACCGTCCAACATCTTCTGTTGTTCTCTTAATACTTGCGCTGGATTTGGCATTCTATTAAGAACTTCTTGTTCAACTAACATAGCTACTTTAAATATATTCTCCGTCATTACATATTCATGGTTGAAGAATATTTCGTTTTCATAAATGTTAAAACCCGCTTGTTCAGCTATTTTACGTACATCGGTCATTCTTCTATCCTCTCTACAGTTATAGTGTATTTGTCTGATATTAATGCTGCTAAATGGGTTATTAATTTGGCAGTAGCACCATAATTCATTGATAATGTTGCTATAGCGTATTGATCACCGTTTATCTGAAGTTGCACATGGTTATCATCATTAACACCTACCATATAAGGTGCTAGCGTATCTTCTTTAGGTTCAAATTCTTCAGTACCAGTGAATGTAGTGTAATCAGTTGAGCCATTTTTATCTTGCACAGGGTATCCTTTATAGTATTGAGTGGTTGGGGTAAACAATGTTTCAAAAATTGATTTATATAGCGATCCCATCTTTTTTCTCAACAGTGTGATAAAGCCATAACGCTAATGACAATTGATGCTAACATTGCAGCTATCATTATCATTAACCTTATGTGTAAATTACTTATTTTTAATTCCAAATTTTCTTTGTCCATTCTTTTTCCTAGTGATAAAAAGTACCATGTATAAAAAATAATGAAGCGTATACATATATTGAAAACATAACAGCCCCAATAAATCGATTATTTATTAAACGAATTATACACACCGCTCCTACGATTAATGATGGAACAACCCACCAAATATTAACGTCCATAAAAATGTCCTGTTGAAATATCTATTCTAAAATATTAAGCATAGTTATTTTTAAGTCCTCCTCTTGTCTTATTTTTTGCATAATCTTACTGCATTTATTATGTTTACCATCTTTACCTCTGTGTTCTTTGCAGATAGGGCAGTAGGCGCTTAAAAGCATTCCTAGTCCGGATGTACTGCTACGCTCTTTTTGCTCTACATTCCCCTGCATTTGCCAAAATGGATCACCAAACCTACTCAAAATCGTGCCACATAGCTTTGTAAATTAACTTAACCATGTGTTTTGGGTATATCCTCATATCATCCTCTTTATCTGGAAAGCAATCTGTTAACCATTCAGGCGGCTCTATGCCTAGTTCTTTTAAACATATGAATAACTCTTTGGGTGATTGTCTAAAATTACAATCTAACCAAAAACATAAAGTCGCCGCAAACCCTGAAGTCATTTTTTCCGTTGGCTCAAACGGTAGAGTCTTTGAGTTAATAGCCATGGTTGTTATTATCATTATCATTAATGGTATTTGTTAATTTAAGTACCATCTCTTTTACATCATCATGAATATTAACTGCATTTATAACCATTTTTACCTCTTTTACGTTAGTCATCAGTAATACACAGTACATTTGTTCTATAATTTCTATTGCTTTTTTAGTAGTAACCATTTTCTTTATCCTACTATTGTTTAAGGTACCTATAGCTTAGTTCCGATTCCCGAAGAACCAAAGCCGTTCTCCCCCCTATTTGTCGGAGATAGCTCATCAATTATTTTAATTTCTACGTGAGGGACAGGCACTATCATCATCTGAGCAATTCGATCCCCTTTACTTATGTTGAAAGGTAAATCGCCATGGTTGAAAATAAGAACTTTAATTTCTCCCCTATAATCACTATCGATTACACCGGCACCTACTTCAACACCTTGCTTTACAGATAAACCACTTCTTGATTTCAAAATACCGCAATAGCCCATTGGTATCATTGTTTTTAAGCCGGTGCTTATCAGTTTTCGTTCATCTGGTTCTATAGATGTGAACTCATCCGCTTCAATATCAAATGCCGCATCTGCTGGATGTGCTTTCTTTAACTCTTTGGTTGCAAATACTACTATACTCATTAGTCTACCCTTTTTAATTCACTGTTAATTAGCCATTGTTCAACGATCATATTTAATACATCCATACCTTCAATTAATGTGTCATAGTGGCCTACGTAACTTTTTAAGCCCACTAGATTGACATTAGTTTTAAACCTACCTTCTTCCCCTGTTGTTTTTTCATCTTGGAATACCGCACCTACTTTGTACTTTCCTAGGTAATAGTGTTGATTACTTTCTGATTGTTTCCACATTACTCAAACCATATTTCAATTTTTTCATTGATATAATCTGCTTCTACTTGAGCTATAGGATAGGGAACTTGATTTTCAACAACATCCTTACATTCTTTAACAATTAGTTTGGTAAATAACATAAGTTGCAGTCCACAATCATCCCCTGATTCAGAAAACCAACCATCCATAAAACCTGCTTGTTCAGCTAGTTCTCCAATTCTTTCAATGTTCATAAAACTACCTCAATTTATTTTAAAGACAATATGTAGGTTCGCACCTACTTTGTACTTACCTAGATAATAATGTTGATTACCTTCTGATTGTTTCCACATTAGCTATCCTTATTTCGATTAGTCCATTGAGACATTTCTTCTAAATAGGTACCGGTATACTTTTCTAATACTGCTTTTACTATGCTGTTGCCAACAATCATTGTTCTACCTGTTGAATCTTTAAAATAAATACCAGAACCTGTATTTAAACTTAAATTGTTTTCTTCTATGTCTTTTTGGCAAGCTTTAAAAGAATTTACATTTTCTTCAACTTCTTTTAAAGACATTACGTAGGTTTGCGCGTCTTTGTTATTACAATACTCACCGTCGATATCCCATGTATTAGTAAGAATATCTCCGTCATCAAAAAAAATAGCGCCGTGTACTTGGTCTTCATGTAATTCTGGGTAGATAGCATAGATAACTACTTTTAAACCGGATAGCGTAGTGTATTTTTTGTCTAAAGATATCGTGTTCATAACGCTGCCTGAGTTTTTGTTTTAATATAAGGGCTTGCCGGAGCGCCTTGTGTTAAACATAAATTACATATTGTTTTATCAGTGAATATTAATTTATTTAATTCGGTTATAACCATACCTGAGTTACAGATAAGCATCTCTACTAACTCTGGACTGGTTATAGTATGTTCTTTAAGCACCCAACTATTTGTATAACTTATAGTATCTGAGCCAAAGATATTCCACCACTCACGTTTTTGTATGTAAGGGGTTTTTATCTGTTCTTGCCAACTAAATACATAGGTGGTCATAAAATTACCTCACCACTATTAAGTTTGGCACATAGGGTCTTTGCTACATGCTCCGGAAAATAAACCTCTGCTGGGTGTATATTCGTAGAGGTTGATCCTGCTAACCATGTATGTTCTTTGGCATAAACATAACAATTCATTCCACCATACTGAAATATGTACCCTGCTGCAAACTCGTCACGGTACGCCAATAATCGGTTGAATCTTCGCATAGCAACAGCCGCTTTCTCCGCTTGTTCTTCGGTTGGGCGTTCTGTACCAAACAATTGCGATTTTGTCATGGTAATCGTTTTCATAACCCTACCATTTGAACTTATTACCCATTTCCCACTTTTAGGTTCCCATTCTTTAGGTTTTTCCAACTCGGCTATTTGTTCATCTATTTTAGCTACCCGTGTAAGATAAACATTTCTTCGCGCTTTTAACTCTTCTTTATCATCTGATTCAACGTTCATTTCTTTTCCTCTTTTTTCTTCTTACCGAAGATAGCTTCCCAG